GCGAAAAAAAGGCTTCTGGTTTTTCAGAAGCCTTTTTTAATTCGTACATACGAATTATTGTTGATATTTTTAAAGAAATAGGATAAAATAAAGATGATGAAAATAGCTTTGTCGGTGAAAAATCCATACTCTTATTTGATCTGCACCGGAGCCAAGAGGGTTGAAAACCGAACTTGGAAAACAGATTACAGGGGGCGTGTTTACATACATTCAAGTGGCGGGAAAAATATGAATTTTGTTCATAAAAGTTTTCTGCCTGATGGACTGCTTGAGGATACGCGCGCCTTGCTTGAGCGCCTTGGAGACAATCCGACAGAGGCGATGTTTGAGCAGGAGGCGGAAAGGCTTGGAGATACAAGGCTTGATGACTGCCTTTGCTTTGACAAGGCAATGGGAAAGCTTTACGATTTATATCGCCGCGCGTATGGAGAAAATTTAGAGCAAAGCAAGGATTCAAAGAAATTTGCGCTTGTCAATTTCGCAATCATCGGACACGTGGATTTAGTTGATATTATTCAGGATTTTGATTCCGTTTGGGCTGAAAGCGGATGCTATCACTGGATTCTTGACAATCCGGTTCTTTACGATTCGCCGGCCGTAAATGTGAAAGGAGCGTTGAGGCTATTCGATATTTTCCATGTCGACTTGCCGGATGATTAGATTTAGAGAGGTAAAAAAATGGCAAGACCAAAAATGAGCTCAAAATCAAGACTGAACACGTTTGTGTCTGGTCGCCCTGTCGGTGGCTATCGATCAAATCAAAGAGACTACTACGACACTCTGGAATACACGTCCAGTGTGCGCGCAGGTGGTTCTGGTTCAAGCGCCGGCTGATGATTAGAAATATTTTTTACTCTATAAAAAATATTTCCGCCCTTGACTATCCCTGCATTGTGGCTTTTTCCACAGGCAGGGATTCAGCTGTCATGCTTGACCTTATGATGAAGAACTACAAGGGCAACATGACTTTTGTCTATTACTATTTTGTGCCTAATCTTGAGTACAAAGAAAGAATCCTGTGTTTTTATGAAAAAAAATACGGAATAAAAATTGAGCGGCGTCCGAGCTGGTCTACCTTGTCATATATGCTTGGCAGAAAGATTGTTCAGAGCGACTGTATGAATGATTCGAGACATGAGTTCAATGCAAGCTGGATTGCCCTTGGAACGAGACGGTGCGAATCACTTACAAGACGCGGGATTTTGTCTGGAATAGATTCTGTTGACGAGAAGAATAAGTATTTTTATCCAGTAATAGAATTTACATCAAAGCAGATAGCGTCCTATACAAGGCTTCATAACCTTGTTGTCGGAGAGGAGTACAGGAACGGATTCTTGCACGACCTAAGCGTTCCTGATGATTACGGGCTTCTTTACATAAAGAATCAGTACCCCTCCGACTATAAAAAAATTATAGAAACATTTCCGGCTCTGGAAGCCAAAGTGAAAAAAATAGAAATGTACAGGAGATGACAGTGGGTGCGAATAAATACGAGAATTTCGAGTGCAGCGTTGTAAAAAGAAGCTCCATACACGGGGCGGACTACAATCCGCGGACTATAACAGAAAACGCCTTGAAGAAGATTAAGAAATGGTTCAAGACGGAAGGGCGCGGGCAGTTAGCGCCGATAACAGTCAACAAGAATACCATGACGGTTGTCTCCGGACATCAGAGACTGACTGTCCTTGACCAGCTGAATAAGTATCCTGAAAAAGGGGATTATGAGCTTACTGTTGCGCTTGCGGATTTGGATGACAAGACGGAAGTTGAGGCTAACGTCTTCATGAACAATAGAAGCGCCATGGGGGATTTCGACTTCGAGCTTCTTTCGGAATTGAAGGATATGTATCCGGATATCTCAATTACAGATGATTTCGGCTTTGACGAGTCGGAGATACCGTTGCTGTTTGGCGAGTTGCCGGACATGGGCGGAAACGATGTTCTTTCCGCAGAAATGGGCGATTCCGCCGAGGCCTTGCAGTTGCAGGAGCAGGCAAGGAAATTCAGCGCAGAGGATTTCCAGAGAAAAAGGATGAAGGAACGACACGATACGGCGGAGGCAAATGCTGAGCATGGACAGATTTATAGAATGGACAAGGATGACTATGTGTTCACTGTTGTTTGCGTGTCGAACGAGGAGAAGCGCGCGCTTATGAGGCTGATGCACGAAAGGGAAACTGAGAAATTTATCAAGGCCAGCAAGCTGTATGACATCTACGACCACAAAATAAAGCTTAGGGAATTGTCATAAATGCGTAGTTTTCATCGTTTTTTAGTTATTTTTTTTCATTTTTCTATGTAAAAAAAGAAGTTTTTTTTTCATTTTTCTATGTAAAAATGTATATATATATAAGTTTTGTCATATAAAGCCATACAAAAGGAGGTGGAAGAGTGCCTCGTAGGGAATCGGTAACAAAGAAGCTGCTGAAAAACGCAATCTCAGGAAGCTACGGAGAGATAAACGCAATTGCGAGGAAAGCCGGGTGTAATGTCCGGACTGTAGCCCGGAAATTAGAGCAGTACCCGGAGCTGAAAAAACTCATTGAGCATGAAAAGTCCATACTGCGTGTTACGCAGGTTGAGCTTGCCAAGAATACTATTCTTGAGGCTCTCCAACGCAAGGAAGATGAGACAGACAGAGACAAAGACAGGCGTGTGAAGGTGTCGATGTGGGTCATGGAGCGGTTAGGGGTTGATGAAGGCTACAATCCGACTGTCAAGGTTGAGGCGGAGCAGAAGTCTGTAACACGCGTCTATATTGACGACCTGGGGAAAACAGACAATGAGGATAGACAGCCGTAGCGAGACGCAGAGCATCAGCCTGAAAAAAGTTGTCGGCAGCGGATATGTCGACTTTTGGCGGAGCACCAAGCGGTATATAGCAGTCAAGGGAAGCCGAGGAAGCAAGAAGTCATGCACTACGGCATTGCGCTTTATTTACCTGATGATGAAGTATGGGGATTCGGGGCTTTATCCAAATCTGCTGGTAATCCGGCGGTACTACAATACGCACCGCGACTCGACAAGGGCGCAGCTTGTCTGGGCTATAGAGAGGCTCGGCGCAAGGGCGGACTGGAAGGTACCGAAAGGCGAGCTTACGCTTACATATATTCCGACAGGACAGCAGATTCTTTTCCGCGGCATGGACGACCCGCATTCACTGACATCTATAACCGTGTCAAAGGGTAATTTATGCTGGGTATGGTTTGAAGAGGCTTTCCAAATAAACAACGAGGATGACTTCAACAAGGTTGATATGTCAATCCGTGGACAGCTTCCGCCGGGGCTTTTTCATCAGATAGTCCTGACATTCAATCCATGGAGCGACCGCCACTGGCTGAAAAGACGGTTCTTTGACAGCGGCGATCCCGACACGCTTGCGCTCACAACAACATACAGATGCAATGAGTTTCTTTCAGAAGCGGATAAGGCTCTTTATGAGAAAATGAAAGTCCAGAATCCGAGACGCTACAGAATAGAGGGCGATGGTGAATGGGGAATAGCCGAGGGGCTTATCTATGAGAACTGGATAGAATCGGAGTTTGATATTGAGAAAGTCGTAGAGAATGCCGCCGGCAAAAAGACCGTAAGAGGGCTTCCTGCTCTTGTTCCGTGCAACGGAATGGACTTCGGATATAATGATCCAACGGCGTTCTACGGAGCTTATGCTGACAGAAAAGACTATAAGATTTACGTCTACTATGAATTTTATGAAACCATGATGGAGAACCGCAAGATAGCGGCGCGGCTCATAACTGACGGATTTGGGGAAGCCGTGATAAGAGCTGATTCGGAAGACCCAAGGACTATAAACGAGCTTAGGCTTCTTGGTCTTCGCGGCATCATCGGGGCAAGAAAGGGAAGTGGAAGCGTTGCCGGCGGGATACAAAAGTTACAGGACTATCAGATAATAGTGCATCCGAAGTGTCCGAAGATGATAGAGGCTTTAAGCAACTACGCATGGAAAAAAGACAGATTGTCGGGTAAAGTTCTGAATGAGCCGGAGCATGATTTTTCCCACGCTCCGGACGCATTGCGCTACGGCTGCGAGGATTTGCAGAAATTCGGGATTCAAGTTTGACTTTGGCTTTTTTATGTGCTATATTTTTTTCTGCCACACATAAAATACATAGCCCCATGCGAAAAAAGGAATGTGAAAAAAATGTGGCAGGCTGAAAATATAATCTTTAATAGCGACCTATCTCCCGCTACTGTCGCTCAAATCATTGTTGATAATGGCAAGGTATCTCCGGTTATTCAGGACATCAGGACGGCTGACCGCTATTTTGACATTCACAACGACATTGAAAGAAAGACACGCTCATACTTTGATAAGGACGGAAAAAGCATAGCGAATCCCGCGGCGAACAATGCGCGTATAAAAAGCAATTTCCTGCGAATGCAAGTCCAGCAAAAACAAGACTACGGATTTGCCAAGTCGTTTGTACTTAAACTTTCAACTGAAAAGCAGAGTGAAATCGACCTTGCGGAAGACGCTTACGGATTGGAATGGAAAAACTTTCTTGAGAAAATTCTCTACAAGATGACATACCGCCTTGCGGGGCAGGCTGTGAATCATGGAATAGCATGGTGCTATGTCTGGATTGACGAAAATGGAGAGCTTAATCTCGAAGACTTGAAAGGCGATCTTGTCTATCCGGTCTGGAAAGACAGACAGCACGTAGATTTAAACAGTCTTGTTTACAATTATTTTCAGCTTGAATACAAAAGCCTTGAGCCTACAAAGACGGAGTTTGCGGAGCTTTGGACTGAAACAGAGCACTTCAAGTTCGATGTCTCGGACGGTTATAAAGACGTTCCGTTTTTCACTGATAGCCATTCACACATGACAAACGGCGTCTCATGGGAAAAAATTCCTATTATTCCACTGAAATCCACTGATGACGAAAAACCGCTTGTTCTTTTTATAAAAGATTATATCGATTCATACGACAAGCTGATTTCACGGAGCATAGACGGGCTTATAGACGACCTCGACCCTATGCTTGTATTCAAGGGAATATCTCCAAATGTAGGGGACTTGATAGAGGCAAGGGAACTTGCCAAGATGACCCGGACAATATCGCTTGATTCGGACGGAGATGCAAGCTACATACAGGCGCAGACTTCTGTTGACGCTCATTTAAAGGAATTGGAAACGCTAAAAAGCGACATGATAAAATTCAGTTACGGAGTGGACATGAACGATGCCCGCTTCGGAGGAAACCCAAACCAGCTTGTTATAAAGTCGCTTTATCAGGATCTTGATACTTACACGGACGGCATAGAAAGGCACTTTCAGTCGTTCATTGAGCAGCTGAAATATTTTTTCGACAAGTGGTATGAGATAACAGGCAGGGGCAGCTTCGCGGAGGCGCAGGAATATAAAATTTTTGTGAAACTTGACCGCTCCATGCTGATAAACCAGTCATCTCTTATAGATGATACGGTCAAGCTGCAGGGGACAGGCGTTTCGCAAAAAACGCTTCTTGAGTTTAATCCGGTTGTTCAGGACGTGGAGCTTGAGCAAAAAAGACTTGAGGATGAAAAGGCTGAAAACGATATATTCCGCCTTGATTCAGAGCCGGATAAAAAGCAAGATTCCGATGGGAAAGAGGTTTGAGAATTGGCGGGAATAACACTTACAGTCGCAATAAGCATAGCGACATTTCTGCTTGGCATAATGTACAAGCTGGTTGACATCTCGGTGAAATTCGGGCGGTTTGCAAACACGCTTGAAGAAAATGAAAACCGGGATGATGAGGAACGGCGGAAGAATGCGGCAAAGTTTACGGAGCTTTTCAACAGCCGGAACAGGCACGAATCGACATTGATACGGCTTGACACAACGGTTGTGAACATGAGCACGAAACTGGACAGAATGGATATAAAGCTGGATAAAATCATGGACAGGTGCGGGGCGAGGGTTAAGGAATGAATTTGAATCTTGTTTACAGCGCGCTAGCTGTTCTTGCGCTCTTGGCTTGCGCTCTGCTTAGAATCAGGTATTTGGAAAGCAAACTTGAGCGTGTGCAGGAAATAAACGCCGAACTTTCAGAGAGCGTAATAGCATTGAATAAAACGCTTGATATATACAGAAAGGAAAAAGCGGCGAGGGAGAAAAACAGGGATGAAGCGGATTCTGAAATCAGTTCTATTGACAACGGCGGCATTGACGCTGCTGTTGCAGTCCTGCAAGACTGTGGAAATCAAGACTGAATATACTTTTCCGGAGCTGGACTTTCCTGTGTTCCCGGCTATGCCTGAGATTGAGAGAAAAGACGGATTCTGCCTTGTGCCGGATTCATACATCATGGAGCTTGCAAGGTACAAAGTCCGAATAAAAGAGACTGAAAAGAATTACATGGACATGAGGAAGATTTACAAGGAGGCTGAAAAGTGAGCAGGCTAAGAAACGGAGCGCAGCAGTTCGTCGAGTGTATTGGAAAAGCCGGATGCCTCGCGCTCTGCCTTGTTGACGTGGCGGAGGAGTTTCTTGAGAGAAACGGCGGAAAAGCTGAAATTGACGCTGTTTCCGCGATAATGAGAGCCTGCGGAAAGGGCTACATTTACTTCAACTGGAGCAGCTTCAATGATAATGACAATATGTATGTCCAATACCCAGCATTGTTTCTTGAGATGATGACCGGAAGAAAATGGAGCTACCGTCATGAGCCGTTGAGCTACCAGCCGAAGCCGGATGAATTTGCGGTTACAAGATATGAGCGGAACGAGACGGGGAAGACAACCGGGCATTTTCAAAGGGATGATATTTTTGAGCCAATAAAGGACAGTTTGACCGTAAAATACGGAAAGCCGGTGTCGCTAAGAATATGCGCTCCATTAAACTGAAAGCATGGCTATAAAATACAACAAGTCCGGTGAGGACTACTGGAGAAAGCGAAATTCCCTTACAGAGCAAGAGCGAGGAAAGCAGACAGACAAGCTTTTGATGAAAATGCGGACACTCTACCGCAACACCCTTGAAGACATAAACAGGGAAATACAGCTTTTTTACGGACGCTATGCCGAGGAAAACGGACTTACACTTACGGAGGTTAACAGGCGGCTGAACTCATCGCAGCTGAAAAGCGCGATAAAGGACATCGAGAAATATTACAAGTTCGCAAGCCCCGAAAAAATAGGTCTGTCCATGTCAAGAAAATACAGAGAAAAACTCCGTCTTCTTTCCGCAAGAGCCTATATGAGCCGGCTTGAGGAAGCCAAGACAAGAATAGAGCATATAATAGTCCGCATGGCGGCGGATCAGAAAAGCGGATTCGAGGATGCCTTGAAAGAAGTGTACAAAGAAAGCCGTCTGTTTGCATCTTTCGGGATTGACAAGGCAAGAGGCGTCTCCGCCGGGTATTCCGCTCCGGACAGAAAGACAGTTGACAGGGCACTGAATGAACAGTGGCTTGGCGGGAACTACTCCGACAGAATATGGGCGGATAAGGGAAAACTAGTTGATTCGATAGACCGTGAGCTTCTTACCGGAATATCGCTTGGTCATAATCCTAAGAAAATAGCCTTGGCTATGTCCTCAAAGTTCAGTATGAACTACAGGAACTGCGAGAGGCTTGCACTGACGGAAGCCGCGCATATAACGGAATCAGCGACCGCAGATAGCTATAGGGAACACGGCATAGAGAAATACAAGTTTATTTCCGGGCCTGATGGGCGCGTATGTCCTGAATGCGGAGCTCTTGACGGTCAGGTTTTCGAGCTGAAATACAAGGAAGAGGGCGTGAACTATCCGCCGATACATCCGAGATGCGCCTGCACGACAGCTCCATACTTCGAGCCGGACGAAATAGACGCTATGCAAGAAGGCGCAAGCCGGGTGGCTTACAGCGGGGATGGAAAGATTTACAGCGTCCCGGCGGACATGACCTATTCGGAGTGGAGGAAGATGACGGAGGGCGGAAATTGAATTACGGATTGCCCTATATGGGAAGCAAGAACAAGATAGCCGAATGGGTTGTCTCGCATTTTCCTGAAAGAAAGCATTTTTATGATTTGTTTGCCGGAGGTTGCGCGGTAACCCACTGCGCAATGCTGAAAAGCAAGTTTAAGACATTCACAATAAATGACATCTCGAAAATGACGGAGTTTTTCACGGACGCAATCAGTGGAAAATATGCCGCTGAAAAACGCTGGATAAGCAGCAAGGATTTTTTTGCGCTAAAAGACAATGACGAGTATGTGCGCATCTGCTGGAGTTTCGGAAACAAAGGAGAAAACTATCTTTATTCCAAAGAAATAGAGCCGTGGAAAAAAGCCCTGCACTATGCGCGCGTTTACGGCGACTTTTCCCTTATGGAAGAATTCGGCATAAGGACAGACGGCACAAGTATTGACATAAAAAAGAACACCGCGGAATACAAGGAAAAATATATCAGATGGTATTTAAAAAATGTTTTGAAAAGTCCGGCGGAGTATGAAAGCCTGCGCAGTAACCTTGAGATAAAAATCAAGGACAATTCGGAGAAGCTCCGCACCTATCTGCTGGAGGGGTTGAGAAAAGCAGGAAAGACGAGGACGGAAGTTGACCGCTATCTTGGCACTAACGGAATGGCAGGACATTACTTCGGAAGAAGCCAATGGGAGTTTCCGACACGAGAAGTGTATATAAAATTGCAGTCGCTTTTGTATCTTCCAGAAAACTACGATGAAATTTATGGTCTTCAATCTTTATATGAAAGGCTGCAAAGTCTGCAAAGTCTGCAAAGTCTGCAAAGGCTGCAAAAATTCCGGGGCGACTACAGGAATGTCAAGATTCAGCCGGATTCTTTGATTTATTGCGATATTCCATATAAAAATACGGCGGAATATTCAGACGGCGGATTCGACCATGAAAGTTTCTATGACTGGGCGGAAATGCAAAGCGAGCCTGTAATTATAAGCGAATATGCGATGCCGGCGGAAAGGTTTGAAAGAATAGACTTTATAGAAAAAAGAGCCACACTGAGTGCAACTGACAATAGACAGGTCAAAAAAGAGGGCTTGTGGGTGCCTAGAACGCAGGAAAAATTCATAGCTGAAACAAAGCGGAGAATGAATCCGCAGGGGGAACTTTTTGGCTAGGATTCTGACGGCTTTGAAAAACACAAGAGCAGAGGCTGAAAAGGAATTTCTGAGGCTTAAAGACAAGGCGAGAAGCCCGGCATTGGTACAGTCGGAGCAGAACGGAGGCTTCTGCGTGCGCCTTTTCCAAAGCGATGATGCCGATGAATGCAAAAAAGCCTATGCTTATTTTCTAGGCAAGGGAATAAAATGCTTTATGCAGAAAAAAATATAATTCAGATATACGAATTATGTTGAAAAAAAATCCGGGATGTTTTATACTCGGAAGGAGAAAAAAATGGAAACAGAAAATCCAGAAACAGCAACGGCGGCTGATCCGAACGCCGGCAAAGAACCTGCTAACACTCCAGCAGACAAAGGAGCGGAAAAACAGCCTTACAAAATATTCAGCACACAGGAAGAATTTGACAGGCACAGCGCCGGAATCCTTAATTCCGCCCAGAAAAGAGCCGAAAAGGAGCTTTTAGCCCTGCTAGGCTTGAAGCCGGACGAAAAGGATAAGCTAGCGAAATTCAAAGAGGCTTACGACAGCACCCTTTCCGAATCTGAAAAGAAAGAGGCGGAGCTTAAAAGCCTTATGGAGGAGCTTAGCGTTTACAAGAAAAAGGACGCTGAAAAGGACGCCGTTATAGCGGCAGTAACAAGGGCGACAGGCAGAAAAACCGATGACATTATGAGTTATGTCAAAATGGCGAAAGGGCTTGTCGATGAGAATACAGACATGGAGCAGGCAATCGAGAAAGTTTTCTCAATGCTGAAACCTGAGACTGCGACGCATACAGAGCCGACAAAAGGAACTCCACCGGCAAATCCAAGCCCGGAGACGCCGGAAGAGAATCCGTTCAAGACAGGCAATGTTACGAGGCAGGGACAGCTCTTGAATAGCGACAGGGAAAAAGCCCGCCGTATGTATAAAGAAGCCAAGGGCAAAGACGCACCGTGGTGATTTAGGAGAAAATAAAAATGGCAGACGAAACAACAAAAATTGAAGACATTATCCAGCCGGAGCTTTTCACACAGTATGTGCTTGAAAGAACAACTGAAAAATCGGAGCTTATCAGTTCCGGCGCAGTGCAGAACAATCCGCAGCTTGACATTCTTGTAAGAGGCGGCGGAACAGTTTTGAAAATGCCGAAATGGAACGCGCTGGGCGGAGAATCGCAGGTGTTCTCTGATGCTGATGACATCGACTCAGACAAAATAACAAGCTCAAAGGAACAGGCGACTTTGCTTTTGCGCGCAAAAGGCTGGTCGGCGCATGATCTTGCAGGCGCGCTTGCAGGCGATGATCCTATGAACAGAATTGTGGAACAGGTCTCCACATGGTGGGCAAACGATGAAAAGAAAAATGTAATTTCAATCCTTAAAGGCGTTTTTGCCTGCACAGGAATGAAAGACCATGTTCTTGACATTTCAAAAGAAGCAACCGGAGCAGGAATCAGCGCAACGTCGATTCTTGACGCGAAGCAGCTTATGGGCGACAACGACTCCGAGCTCGCATTGATCTATATGCACAGCGCGGTGTTCACAGAGCTCCAGAAACAGCAGCTCATTTCCAACGTGTTCCCATCTGACGCAAAGATCGCAATTCCGACTTATCTTGGCTACCATGTTATAAAAGATGATTCTGCGCCAGTCAGTGTAGAAGACGGAGTGTTCACAACCTATCTTCTTGCGAACGGAGCAATCCAGCGCGGTGTCGGAACTCCTGTTGACTTTGTTCCTACGGAAATTGAAAGAAACGCAAAAAAATCAACAACATACCTTTACAACAGAAACGCGAAAGTTCTTCATCCAAAGGGAATGTCATGGATTGGCTCCGCGAACATCACAAAGGAAACCCCAAGCAACGAAGAGCTTGCTGTAGGCACAAACTGGGCTATAGCCTCCGACTTGAAGAACATCGGCATGGTCGCCCTTGTCCATAAGATCTAGGAGCGGCGCATGGTTACCGAGTACAATCTCAATGTAATCAGACAGCTTAGGGAGAAAAAGGAAGCTGAAATGAAAAAGGCGGCTTCCGCTCCTTTGGTGGAAGAGAAAGAAGAAAGTTTTGAAGTACCCGCGCCGGAGCATAAGGAAGAGATTCCGAAAAAAACGGATGCTGAAAAACTGAAAAAAAAGAAGGCTTAGCCATGGCGGACGGAAGCAGCGCGGAAGAACAGTTCGATTTTCTCGGAACGGTGAAAATCCTCCTTGGAATTTCCGGGGAGGAAAAGGACACGGCTCTGCGTATCTATCTTTCCATGTCTGAAAGAGCAATCTTGAATTACTGCAATATAAGCGCGCTTCCGCCTGAGCTAAACTACACTTTGTGCCAGATGTGCGCCGACACGTACCGCGATATATCCGCGGCGAACACCAAGGGTGAAATCGCCGGGGCGGTCGGAAGCATATCGGAGGACGGACGGAGCGTGTCGTTCACCAGCGGAGCTGAATTCAGAACTGCCGTGGATGACAGGGTAACGCGCATAAAGGAGCTTTCAAGGTTCAGAAAGCTGTACAGGACTGACTAGGAAATTAGGGAAATGGCTTTTGACTTTGGACAGATTGGAGATGTTGTCTCAAGATTCATGGACACTGATTTTATCGACATCAAGAGGGATTCATCGGGATCGCTCCAAGAAATCTATTCAAATGTGAAGTGCCATATCGCCTATTCCTCTGTTGACAACCCGGATCCGGCTACTGTCGACATAAAACCAGTCGTACAGTCTCTGACCGTGCATCTTCCCCTTTGGGCTGACATACGCAACAACGACTACATTGTTGCGAAAAAAATAGGTTCAGACGGAAGTATCGCCGCAGTCTACAGCGGACGGTGCGGAAATCCGGTAGTGTCGCAGGGGAGAAAAAAGGTTCTTGTGCAAATGAGCGGGACAGAGGTTGGCAGTCCGACACCAGTTCCACCGAAAAACCCGGTCAAGATACTGGTAGAGTGCGTGAGCGGCGGAGAGAATATCCTTGAGCCGTTCACAATTGAGGAGGCGGAAGGGAAAACTGTCTCTGTCCATGCGCCGGACATTGAGGGTTTTTCTGTAAAAGAGTGCTATCTTGACGGCGAGCTTCAGGACGGAGTTTCGGCGGAAATTAAAGGCGTGTCAGGAAAACATTCAGTGCGATTCGTGTACGTGGCCCTGGAATCCCCGGATTCATTCCGCTATCTTGTGGATGGAATCTATACAAAGAATGACGGAAGCCTTGCAAGCGGCTTCCATTTATACAAAAGGATTCCATGCTCCGTGTCTGAATCGGACGGAGTTTATACAGTTGAATGCGGAAACGCATATATGAGGCATGGAGACAGCGGAAAAATTCTTGAGGTGAAACCCGGCGCGAAAATCGCCCTTATGCCTCAAAAGATATTCGCTGAAATAACAGGGATTGCCGAAGCCGGAGATGAAACAGTGTTCATGGCGGTGCCGTTTGCTCCGTCTGATGTGGAAAAGGCTGCGTATGTATGCGGATGGTACGGCTGATGGCTTTTCACCTTGACTACTCGGAAGTCTCCAAGTTTCTCGGAGCGGCAAAAAAACTGCAAGAAGACTACAACAGTTTTCTGCGGTCTTTTCTTGCCGAGCAGGCGGAGCGTGTGGTTGCAAAGGTAAAACAACCTGGTAGGACACCGAAAGACACAGGCGCGCTTAGGCGGTCATGGAAGATAGGAAAAATGACTGGCAGCGGAGAAACTCTTGAGGTTGAGATTCTGAATCCGATGGAATATGCAACAGACATAGAGTATGGACACCGTATAGTTGTCGGGCATGGAAAAAATAAAAAGGAAGTCGGCTGGTACAACGGACACTTCATGCTGAAAATCTCCATGGATGAAGTCCGTAACCAGATGCAAGCAAGGTATGACAAGGAATTCGCGGACTTCTGCAAGCAAAGAGGAGTTGAATGACAGAGATATGGAGTGAGGACATCAAGAATGCCCTGACAGACAGGATAATGCGGATTGCGCCCGGTGTAAGAATTTATAAGGAGGCTTCATCCGCACCTGAATATCCGCATTTCTTCATTCATCAGATTTCTGTTTCCGACACAGAGGAGCGTCGCAGATACCACCGGCTTAGCTATTCATTCGATGTGCGGTACAGGGCGGCTTCTGATTCAAGCACGGTCTTAAACTTGCAGCGCGAGCTTGATAGCATGGCTTTGAGGCTTTTTTCGGGGCTCTGCATAATTGAGTGCGGGGACGGAAAGATAAGATGCGAGGATAAGAACTGCGAGAAGACAGACGGAGTTCTTCACTTCTTTGTTACGGTGAAAGTAAGGGCGATAGAGGATTCTGGAACTAGAAACGGAAAACTCGGAAAACTTACTGTGAGGGTCGGATTAAATGGCAGATAGATACATTACCATACAAAAAGAGGTTGAGGCGTTGCAGTTTAATGCCATGTCTTTCAACGAGCTTGCTGTTTTTCTTGGAAGCAGCAATTTCCAGATAACAATGAAGGACGGCAGGTGCAACTGCACGGCTCTTCTGGACGGAGTAAAGACTTTGATTATTGAGAATGACTGGCTTGTTAAGGGCACGGCGGAGAAAATCTCAATAGTCAAGCCAGATGAATTTGAAAAGGAATACATAAAAAAGGAGCTGTAAATGGCAGGCGGAACTTGGCTATCGCAAAACAAAGTCCGTCCCGGAGCTTACATTAACTTCGAGGCGGTAAAGAAAGGCTCTATGACAACCGGAGACCGTGGCATTGTCGCTATCGGGCTTTCATTGCCATGGGGAAAAGAAGCGGAACTGACAGAGGTTTTGTCGAGCGATATGCTTGACGGAAACAGCCAGAAGAAAATCGGGGTTACAGCCTTTGACGCGGAGGCAAAGCTCCTTTCCGGAGCTTTGAGTTACTGCTATAAGGCGCTTGTGTTTAGAATGAACACAGGCGGCTTAAAGGCGAAGGCGATAATAGGAAATCTAAGCGTTGAGGCGAAGTACTCAGGAACGCTTGGAAATGAAATCAATGTCGCAGTCTCAAAGGCGGAAGAGGGAATTTTCAAGGTAGTTACCTATGTGAAAGGCTCTAGCGTTGATGTTCAAAAGGTAAGCTCAATCGCTGAGCTTGAATCCAATGACTATGCTGTTTTCAGCAAGGTTGCGGAGCCAGAGGGAGAGGATTTTACAGAATCAGCCGGGACACCTCTTGCGGGAGGAACAGACGGCGCGGCGGTTCCTGAATCCGCATATCCAGCTATGTTTAAGCTGCTTAAAAAAGCAAAATGGCAGACATTGGCTTGTCTTTCGGATGACGCGGTAATCAAGAAAAACACCCTTGATTTTATCAAGGGGCTTAGGGATGACGAGGGGCGGTATGTTCAGGCTGTTGTTGCTGACTATGACGGCGCGGACTATGAGGGGATTATCAACTCGGTTTCCGGGGCTGTAATTGACGGCGTGGAATTCTTGAAGACGGATTTTGTCGCCATTGTCGCAGGAATGACTGCCGGTGCTAATTTCAATGAATCGAACACTGCAAGGACTGTAACAGGCGCAACATCAATAATCGGAGAACTGGATAACAGCGAGATAAAAGAAGCTCTTGAAAAGGGGAAGTTTCTTCTGTCAACATCAGCAAACAGAGTTGTAAAGGTTGAGCAGGATATAAATTCTCTGCACACCTACACAAGTAAAAAAGACTACAGTTTCAGCAAAAACCGTGTTATCAGAACTCTTGATGAAATCGGGACGCAGACGGAGATGACTTGGGAGAATACATACATGGGCAAGCTTGACAATGACGAGGACGGAATAGTCTTGTTCAGAAGCGATCTTATCACGTATGCAAAGGAACTTCAGCGGTTGCATGGAATCCAAGAGTTTGAGCCTGATACGGATGTAAGCATAGCGCAGGGAAGCGAGATTGATTCTGTATTGGCTGAATGGAGCGTAAAACCTGTTGATTCGATGGAAAAACTCTATCTTCTTGTGAAGGTAAGAAAGTAGGAGACTGCGGAAAATGGAATGGAAGTATATGAAGGCCGAGGATGCTATTTCCGGAAAGGAAGGCACTCTTTATGCGATAATTGACGGAAGTGTTATCGCTGTCGCTGAATGCAAGAGCATCAATGCGAAAATCACAAAGAACAAGACGGAATTCAAGTCCCTTGGACATCGCGGAACGCAGCATAAGGCTACTGGCTGGAGTGGTAGCGGAACATTTGTTATCCACTACGCTTCAAGCCGCTGGGCTAAGATGATGATTGATTACGCGAACAAGGGCGTGGACACGTACTTCAAATTGCAGGTTACGAACGAAGATCCGACTAGCTCTATAGGGCGGCAGACAGTCGTTCTTTCGGACGTGAACCTTGATGAGGCGGAGGTCGCCAAGATAGACACTGACAGTGAAATTCTTGACGAGTCCATGAACTTCACATTTTCTGACATAGAAATGCCAGAACAATTTAAGGAACTGAACTCTTAGCTAAAAACGGCGCTTTTCTCGCCGGATAATTATAAGAAAGGAGTAAAAAAAAAATGACCAGGAACAGTGTATTTACAGTTGTAGGAATCATTCTTGTTGTCGTCGGGGCGGTTGTCGCCAATTTCTCTGGCTTCGCTCTTGCGGAGGTAACAGGACTTGCTGTGGCCATGTATGGCGCGGGGCTTGCCTGCCAGTCGTTTATTGCAAAGGCAAAGAATCCGAAAAGCTGGAAAACTGTAGCTTCGGCTGTCTGCATGGGGCTTGGAGGATTCGCGCTCGGCGTAGGCGGACTTGTATCGCAAGACACTACTGGACAGATTATAAGCGCGGCTTTCGGAATCGCCTCTATAATCGCAGGACTTGTTTTTACAGCGCTAAATAAAAACAGTACAGATTTGGGGAAATAAAAAACTATGAGCAAACTTGATGATTTTCTAGGGCTTGCCGATGTCTCCGATGTAAGGGAGACAATAACAGTAACTGCTGACGGCAAGAGCCTTGAGCTTGTAATCCGCCCTCTTTCAGAGGACGAGCACAACGAGTTCCAAACAAGGGCAAGGAGTATAAACAAAAACAAGGTTTCGTTCGACATGAAGAAATACAACGACCTTGTTTTGTCCGCCTGCATTGTGGAGCCGAATTTTTCTGATGAGAATTTCCTTAGAAAGGCGAAGTGCGTTTCAGGAATTGAGTTTCTTTCAAGGAAATTCGCCGCCGGGACACTATCCGACATCGCGGACAAGATACAGAAGCTGTCGGGCTTTGAATCGCTCGACATGGAGATTGAAGCCGCAAAAAACTGATTGACGAGGACGGCGAGGCGGCTTACTGCACATACGCCGTCCTCAATTTTCACTGGACGCCGGGACAGTTCGCAATGCTCCCGATAAGGCAGAAGGCGTTTGTGATTGCGAGCATAGACAAGAAAGTGGCGGCGGAGCAAATGGAGCTTGCCAAGATTAAACAGCAGCAGGGTTAAATGGCAAAAGTCAATACTATATTCGGATTTATAGACAATGTATCAGGCGGAATTGCAAGAATGGTAAGACAGCTTGATTCTGCTGAAAAGGGATTCTCAAGGCTTCAAAGGGCGGCTATTGTCGCAAACAACGCCATGGGCATCATCGGAGAAATCTCCAATGTCATCGGCAAAGTTTCCGGGGCGGTAAGCGGGCTTGCCGGCGGCTACCTCTACCAGCAGGAACAGGAGATGAAGCTGGAGACTATCATGCGTCAGAGAATGGGGGCTTCACAAGCCGAGATTCAGGCTATAAAAGACCTCGCCGCCGAGCAAGAAAAATCCGGCATATATTCAGCCGCAATGATAACACAAGGCGCACAGGAACTTGCGTCTTTCACGTCAAACAGAAAAGCCATTGAGATGCTTGTACCTGCTATGAGCGACCTCATTGCCCAGCAGTACGGATATTCGGCCGGAGGAAGGGAATTTCAGGCGACCGCCGACATGATGGGAAAAGTCCTTTCCGGGCAGTATGGAGCTTTATCAAGAATGGGATACATCTTTTCAGAGCAGGAAAAACGGATGCTCAAGATGGGAACGGAGGAGCAGAAGGCGGCTACCCTTGCGAAAATCATAACGGACAACGTAGGGTACATGAACAAGGCTCTTGCCGGAACGGACGAGGGGCAGATTCTAAAGCTTAACAACGCCATAGGCCCGCTGAAAGACAGCATCGGAAAAACACTTGTGGAACTGAATACAGGAATAAGGCTCGCGAAATTCACTATGGAGGCGGACTTTTACAAGGCGATGAACAAGGCTCTCACCGCGGTTGCTCCGCTTGTCAAGCAGGCAACAAAAGCGTTTCTCGACTTCTACCAAAGAGCAAGACCTGTTCTTATCAGAATGGCAAAAGCGATGAAAGATTTCGCTGAATCAGTCAAAAGAAATGCCATACATATTCTTGCGGCTCTCACCGCGGTTGCCGCCGGACTTGTTGTCGCAGGAGCTTTGTGGCTTGCATTTAATGCCAAGATGATAGCAAGCACAGTAAAGGCTGTGGCTGTACATGGTGTTCAGATGGCGAAAATGGCTGTGCAGTGGTTAATAGGACTTGGGCCTGTAGGGTGGATAATTGGCGGCATAATTGCAATTGTTGGCATCGCAATAGCTGCATTTATAAAACTTGGGCTGACTTTTGCCGATGTCGGAAAAGCTATTGGCGGAGCTTGCGGTTTTATGTACGCGCAGTTCTATAACCTGTATGTAAGAGCCTACAATCTTTTTGCATCCCTAGCGGAGTTCATTGCGAATGTGTTCACTGACCCGATAGGCTCAATCGGACGACTTGTAACAAACTTCATAGATGCGCTTTTGTCCCAGCTGCAGTCTATTGCCCCGATTATAGATTTTATTACAAAGAAAAATTTCACCGGCGCGCTTCAAGGCGCAAGAAGCGCAGTCAAGGGCTGGAGCGACAAGACTTTCGGCAAAGGAACATTCACAATAAATGGAAAGGAGGAGAAGTCTGTTGAGTACCTCACTAAAGCCGGAATGTCAAAAGGTGAAGAGGCCGGAATGTGGCTGGATAAAAAACTGGAAAATTTGCTTAAACTTAACAAGGCTGACGACAGTACGAAAGTTGATAAAATTTTAAAAGGCATAGAGGGGGTAAGTAATAATTTCAAGACTGATTCATCCGGCGCGCTTCTTACTTCTGACGAAAACCTTGTAAGTATTGCCGAGGATTGGAAAGATTTGTTAATGAGACAAGCTACAAGCCGGTTTAATGTACAGTTCGCAAGCCTTACTCCGTCGGTTAATGTCGGAGGAATGACAATAAACAACAATATGGACGCGCAGGCTGTCATACATAGAATTTCAGAGGGCATCATGGAAGCAAGCGGCTCCGCCTTGAGGTAAGAGAATGAACATACCGATTTATATTTCATTGCAGTATGAAAAGAACTTTCTCAAATTTCCAGTCAACCCGGAGACGCTGAAAAAAGAAATCCCGTCAAGCTCCGCAACTGCGGACATTGAGGGAATCGGGCAGGTAAGCATTCCGAAAACACCGGGGCTTGCGACAATCAACATAAGCTCGTTTTTCTGGCAGGATAAGAATCTTGTTCCGTCTTCTATGTATATTAACTGGCTTGAGAAATGGCAGAAAAGCAAGAAGCCTGCGAACCTTATTGTAACAAAACTTAACTACTCCATGCTGGTAACGTGCGAGGCATTCAACCACTGGGTAAATGGAGGCGAGGAATCCGACCCATATTTTGAGCTGCAGCTGAAAGAGTACAGACCATACGGAGCAAAGTTTATAGGGCAAAAAACAAATCTTTCCTTGCTTGAGAAAATCCAGAAGCTGCAAGACCTTGCTACGCCTCCAGTTCTTGTCGAGATTCCGCGCCCTCTCAGGGGAAACTCCAGAAAGGTCAAAGTTTCAAACCTTTACACCTGCGTTAAAGGCGACACTCTTTTGTCCGTTGCAAAGCGTCTTACCGGCGCGACACTCTGGAAAAAGCTGTATGATAACAACAAAAAGGAAATCGGGGACGCCGTGCGGGATTCAACGGAATTTGTGGCGGGAACAGTCCTAAAAGTTCCTGACGAGTGGAAGACTTGAAATGATAAAATTGCAGATTGTTGATTCTGACAGCGGAAATTGGTTTGACGTTTCAAGTCTTGCGCATGATATAAATTTCACAACATCTCTCATGGATCAGCCGGGCAAGCTGTCTTTCACACTTGAAAAAGATCCCAACAACATACTGAAATTCACACTCGGAAGCATTGTCATATTCGACAATGACAGCGAGCACATATTCTACGGTTATGTGTTCACTATAGGGACAGACAGAAGCGACACTTACAAGGTTACAGCCTACGACCAGCTGCGGTATTTCCAAAACCACGGACATGTTCTTATAAGGGACATGACATTGCGAGAGGTGTTCGAGATGGCTTGTATAAGAACGCAGACTGTATATGAGATTCCTGCCGGACTGAAAATTCCGGACGCAAAACTGCCTGAAAGACTGTTTAATGACAATTCATATTTTGAGATTCTCCAATGGGCAATAAACGAAGCAAACACGCAGAGCGGTAAAGGTGAAAATGTGCAGAAGTTCTTCATCAGGGACAACTTCGGCACCTTGCAGCTTAACGAAATCGGCTTCAAAATGGAAAAGAAGTATTCAAACAAGCTGGTTGCGAAAGAGGGATTCAGTTTTCCGGAGACAAAAAGCTATCTGATAATCGGCGATGAATCGCTTCTGACCGGCTACCAGTACGAGCTTAGCATAGACAAAGACACTTACAATGAGATTGAAGCGGTAACGGAAGTAAAGAGCGATTCGTCATCATCGGAAGATGACACAAGCGGAGATAGGGCGCAGAAAAATAAGAAATTTCTATACTCGAAGCAAGACAAGGCATCTGTCAAGAAATACGGACTGCTTAGAAAAATTGTCAATGTGAAGTCGCAGCAGGCGGATACTCAGCTCGTTACGTATGTTGAGAAATTACTTGAGAATTTTTCCCAGCCGTCAAAGACAATGAAGATAGACGCTATCGGAGTGAATGGAATAGACGCCGGAGACGGCTTTGTGCTGAAACTGAAAAAACTGGATATACCTCTTATGAAGCTATATGCTGTTTCCGCATCGCACAACTACAACAATGGAATCCACACAATGTCGCTTGAGGTCGCGACAAGCAAGCTGTTCACGGAGGTTCTAGGGTGAGCGATGATATTGACATGATAAACATTGTGAACACAATAAAAAAAATGTCGGACACGTCAAATCGTCCTGACACTATGGTTTTCGGAACGGTTGTGAAAACATCGCCCTTGGAAATTGACATAGGAAACGAGATCGTGTTAACAGAGAAATTCCTTTTTCTCGGGCAGATGTGCCGTCCCCATAAAGTAAAGATTCCGCACACGCATATTGTAGACACTCATTTTACAGAATTGTCTCCCTCCGTTGGAAGCATAGGCAGTGGAATGGTCGCTGGTGTGGCTTTTGAAACGGCGCAGAAGGTGGCTTCGGCGGCGGCGATGAACAGCTACACAACGCTTGATGACAAGGGCAATGAGATTCAGCACACAATTTCCGACAAGGACTTGGGAAGAAGCTCTATTGCCACAAGTATAAAGGTCGGAGGAGCTGCGAGCATCGTGGACGATTCCGTCATGATAACAGACAGCAAGCATAAGCATATAATTCCGCGCCAGACAACAAAGGATGTGCATCTTCCAAAATCCGACTATGAGGAATGCGTTGTGCTTGACATAGAGCCGAAACTTGCGGTCGGGGACAAAGTTCTCATGTTCGCATTCAACAACTACCAAATGTATTACGTGGCGGAGAGGATAGAATCATGACACCTCAAATTTCAGGAGCGGGCGTATCTGATGTGCAGGAATACAGAGAGCCGTCCCTTACTTATAGGCAAAACACGGAGACTGTCGCTGGCAAAGTTGACGGTCTTGAATCAGTACGTCAAGCTGTCCAGCACATTCTTCTTACAGAACGTTACTCAAACCCGATTTATGATGATGACTATGGAGTTGAGCTAGAACAGTACATAGGGAAAGACATAGGATTCATTGAAGCAGGTATAGAAGCCACATTGCGAGAGGCTCTTACGCAGGATGACAGAATAACAGACATTTCCGTTGAATCCGTTCAGAAGAGCGACAAGCAGACAGGGGCTTGTACAGTAAAGTTTACAGTTTACAGCATATTCGGAAATGTCGAGGAGGAAAAAGATGTCCTACAGTGAAGATAATACGTATGAAAAAATTCTCTCAAGAGCTTTGGAAAATGACAGGCTTGTTGATGTGGACAAGCGTCCGGGAAGCATAGCCTATGACGCGCTTGCGCCCTTATGCCTTGAGCTTGCAAACGCCTATGCGCTTTTAGACGTCATGTCAGAACAAACTTATCTGATGACTGCAACAGGGGCGAATCTTGACAGCAGGGTTTACGACTACGGACTTTCACGGAAAACCGCGACAAAATCGCTTCGTGTCGGAGTTTTCAAAAGATACAAGGTTGACGGCGCGGGAAATTTCATTTTTGACGATGAAGGTAATAAAATTCTTGTTGATATGAATATTCCGATCGGCTCAAGATTTACGGTGGCAAGCGAGGACGGACTGACCTTTGAGTACATCGGCAAAGAAAACGGAATGGACATTCTTGAGTGCGAGCAGGCAGGGCAGAAAGGGGATTCTTATCAAGGGCTTGTCTTGCCGATTGTCCCGATACAGAATCTTGCCAAGGCAAGCGTAACTGACATTTATACGCCAGGTTCTGACGAAGAGACTGACGAGGAGCTTAGGCTTAGGACTAAGAATTATATATGCTATGCGGCGTACGGCGGAAATATTCAGGACTACATAGAGCGGACAAATAAAATCTATGGCGTAGGGAATACAAAGGTTTTCCCGGCATGGAAGCAGAACGGCTCGGTTTTGCTTTCAGTTGTGGCTCCATCATACGATCCTGTAAGCGATGTGTTCATAGCCAAACTGAAAAATGAAATAGACCCGGAGGAGAAATCGGGCGAGGGTGTCGGTGTCGCTCCGATAGGTCATTACGTAACAGTAACGACCCCGGTAAAGAAACTTGTGGATGTGTCTGTAGAGGCGAGCGTAAAGACTGATGTTGACGAGGGCGAATTTTACGAAAGAGTTCAGCAGGTTCTTGAGGATTATCTTCTTTCGGTCAGAAAGCAGTTTGCGCAGGATGTCAAATTGTCCGTATACACAGGAATTATAATCCAAAAATTGATACAGGAAATCCCCGAGATAATCACGGTTGATACAGTCCTTCTTAACGGCAAGGCGGAGAATGTCGTGTATGTTGACGAGGGGGAAATTGGAATGCAGTATCTTCCTTATCTTGGAACTCTCACTGTCAACGGAAACATAGGGGCTGGCAATGGCGGAGAATAAGGTTTTCAGGTTTGAGCCGGAGGCTGTCAAGGGCAATCTTACACTTGAAGCGGTCTACGGCGTATGCAAGGATGAGCTGGAAAAAATCGATTCTGAAAGAAATACAATTTTTAGGGATTTGTTCATAAATACAGCAGATCTGAAAGGTATCCAAAAATTCGAGGCTTTCTACGATATAAAGCCGAATGCCTTTCAGACGCTTGAAGAACGCCGGGCTATCGTTCTGAACAAAACGAACTACCGACCGCCGTTTACAAGACAGAGACTTACAGAAATTTTGGAATCGATATGGGGAAAAGGAAAATTTGTCTATACAATTTATCCGGATGAGTTCAAGATAATGATAGACATAGACACGAACAACCCAATTATCTATCTGCAATTCTCAAAGCAGGTAAGAAATGTAATTCCTGCGAACCTTTTTCTTGTGCTGAACATCCAGTACACTTATATGTATTTGAAACGGCACTATACATACAAGGCTTTAAGCTCCCTTGATTACAAAGAGCTGCAAAGATACCGTTCTTTAAATTCTATATAACAGGAGAAAAAAATGGACTACACAGAAAACTTGAAAATGAACAGACCGGAGCCGGCAGACCAGTTCGACCTTGACCACTGGAACCATAACACGGACATATTGGATGCGTACGCAAAACAGGAGACGGACGAGCGCAAGGCGTCTGATGACAAGCTACAGAAAGAGATAGACGCCTCCCTTAAAATGGAGAATATAACAGGAGTTCTTCCGGTTGAGCAGGGCGGAACGGGAAAGACCGAAAGGCAGGAGGCTCTGAACGAGCTAAGCTCCGAAGTGCAGCTTAAAGACGACATCGGTGAAAACGATGAGGTTGTTTTCATTCATAGAACAAAATCTGACGAGAGTCTAGGTGTAGAAGCCTCCCATGATGTCCAGAATGTAAAGATGAATGTCCTTGCGCAGAAAGTGTTCGAGATTATAAAAACCAGGACATTCGCAAAGGACAGCAACGGTTTTGTTCCTATGGCTGGCTCGGCTGGCTCGGCTGGCTCGGCTGCGTTTCTCTCCGCCCAAGGCACTTGGGACAATCCGAGTTTTGTTGAATCCAAAATAGAAGCCAAGTCATCGCAGACAGTTTCAGTCTCTGACAACACGATAATTAGAATAACCGCCGGGCAGTCCATCTCTGTTATCCTTAAGGACTGTGTGAAGCTGGGCTGCACGGTTACATTCATCAACTCAACGGCTATTACCCATACGCTCTCATGCAACAGCGTTGCGGCAAACAAACTGTCCACAATTCAGCCCAACGCCTTTTTCAAAATCGCATGGAACGGAAGCAAATGGCAGAACATCGTTGCTCCGGGCGTGGGAAAAAGAATAACACAGTATCCTCAAGAGGATGCTCCGACAGACGTGTATCCATGTACGTCATGGCAGGAAATCTCCTATGACGGAGCGTTCTTCCGGGCGTCAGGCGGCAACGCGGCAGCCTTCATAGAAAAATCGGGCGTTTTGAGTAAGCAGGAAAGCCAGAATAAAGCGCACTCGCATGAAATGGATTCCGCAGGCGGACATAAACATGGCCGAGGCGACATGGAGATTTCCGGCGCTATAAGCGGTCTTGGTGTAAATATGGGGGCATCAGGAGCTTGCTACGTTTCCAGGGCTTATTCAGGTTCAAATCCTAGAATGGTTTCGGATTCTGACGCGAGAACTATATCATTCTTAGCCTCAAGAACATGGACTGGTAACACATCTGAGAATGGCTCTCATTCCCATACAGTACACGATGATGGCGGAAGTGAATCTCGCCCAGAAAATTACACAATAAAAATTTGGAAAAGAACCGCCTAGGCAGTGCGTTTCCATATTCTGACGGAGTAGTTGCTTGGTCTTGTTTCCGTGTCTCCTGTACTTCCTGAATTGTCGTTTGTCGGTTCGGACGTATAGCCGGTCCAGCTACGGCTCGCAACGAAGCTACAGTTAGCATAAGTTCCTGTCCTGTCGTCTTCCCAGCGCGGCCGTGAATCTTGGTCATAATTAATAGTAAATGCTCCAGACGCGCCGTTATAAATGTCTTTTGTTCCTGATAGTGCTCCGGTGATTTCCATCGTTCCCCTTGAATGCTTATGAGCTATACTATGATTATGGCTTTGCAGGCTCTGCTCCTGCTTACTCAAAACGCCCGATTTTTCTGCGGTACTGCAAATTCCACAGGCTGCGGAACATCGTCTTTGTTCAGAAGACCGTGAGCGGAACAAAAAGACCAGAGAAGCGGAAGCTGGGGAATCTGATAGAAAAAGCGCAGGAGGGAGACATAATCGTTATAGCGGAAATCTCGCGGCTCGGACGCTCTCTGATGATGATTCTGAATGTGTTGCAGTCGTTCCTTGAAAAGGGCGTTCAGGTGCGGGCAATCAAGGAGGGCTACGAGCTTGGCGACAATATCCAGTCAAAGGTGCTTGCGTTCGCATTCGGGCTTTCAGCTGAAATCGAGCGCAACTTAATCAGTGAGAGGACAAAAGCGGGACTTGCAAGGGCTTTGAAAGAGGGAAAGAAACTCGGCAGACCTAAAGGACGGAAGCCTATCCGCTACAAGCTTACAGGAAAAGGCGGAATTATCCACAGGGCAAGGCTTGAGGGTAAGAGCAAGTCGGAGATTGCGAGGAATCTAGGCGTTACGTGGGTTACACTGGACAAATATATGAAAAAAATTTCTTTGATATAAAAAAAAACTGATGTTGACGAATACTCGTTATTTCTTTAGCATGAAAGAAAATGGAAGATGTAAAAAAAGCAATTGACAGCGACAATGAGCTGCATATACGCATTCTAAGGGACACGCTCTGCGACTTGAAGAAAGAGAATTTTCAGATGAAAATAGCGGTGTGTGTCCTGCTCATCGTATCGGTTCTTTGCGCCGTGTCAGTTTTCTGTCCAAGACGCGGATGCCAATGCCCAAGCCCGTGCTATGAGCAGACATCGGACTGCGTTTTCCACGGAGCAGGCGCAAGGGAAAAACAGAAGCCCGGCGGAAAGAAAAGCGCGTAAGGAGAGGATATTGTCAGAAACATCAAGGCGGATAAACAGGTTCTTCAAGTCCGCCATAAAAAAAGAAGTCGATGAGGCGGCTGGGAAAATAGCATTGTCCGACCGGCAGAGCGTAATCTTCAACGACTTCTACGTAAGGCGGAGCGATGTCAACACGATAGCCGACAAGATAGGCTCATCGCCCGAAACTGTCTACAAGGAGCTAAAAGCCATACGGCGCAAGCTCATCAGAATCATCTGAAAAAAAAGCGCAAGGCTTTTTCATATCTGAAAACTTTTTCCCAAAATACCAAATTTCTACCAAAACCTTATCAAACCTTTACAAGACTGCTTTCCTTTTCAGTAGTAACATTAAGCCATGAATACAAGGCAGGTTGCAGTTGACTACATACGGGCACTTTCATGCGATGAAAGAAAGAGCCTTGCGGAAATGCTTGCGCATGGTGTCTCATGCGGCGCGGACTTTGCAAGGCAGAACGGAATCACGCCGGAGCAGATGTCCGCCGAGCTTCTTGCAATTTTGAAGGAGGAATAACCATGCCGCCATATCAGTTCCAAGGACAGAATTTTTACCAGAGAGGACAGCAGTTCAATCCCTACGGACAGCCTGCGCCTGAGCACTTCGAGGTGGCAATGGTGTCGAGCGTTGACGAGGCCAGAAACGCAATCGTCAATCCGCTTTCAACACACCTTTTCCTGAATCCGTCCACCGGGGAAATCTACTTCAAGAGAATGAACAGCACAGGGCTCTCGGACTTCGTTGTGTACGCTCCGGCAGAGGGCGGAAAGAGAGGAAATGAAGATCCACTTACAGAGATAAACGCAAGGCTCGCCGCCATAGAAAGGGCGTTAGGAGGAAAAAATGAATCCGTTGCAGGCAATGAATCCGCAGTCGCTAATGCAGAATGCTGTGGAGCAGAAAATGGAGGAGATGCGCATGGCGAATCCCCAGCTTTTCCAAAGGGTTCAGCAAATGACAAATGGAAAAAGCGCTGACGAGATGAGGCAGATAGCCATGAACATAGCCGGGGAAAGGGGTATTGACTTAGCCAAGTTCGCCGGGCAGTTCGGCATAAAGATTTGAAAAATTCAGTTGTTAAGCATTTCTTTACAACTGAATTTTCAACCTGTAAGTTTTTCTTGCAAGTTGAAAAGGGGCTGTCAGTCCTGATATTTACACTTGATATGAAAGGAGAAAAAAGCGAATGACAATGACAGAGACAGGCGGATCGCCAATCTTCATGGGCGGCAATGACGGCTGCGGATTCGGAGGCGGAAACGGCTTTGTATGGGCGTTTCTCATCTTCGCTCTTCTAGGCTTCGGCGGATTCGGAAACGGATTAAACAGGGGCAACGGAGAGCGCCTCGCGACAACAGGCGACATCCAGCGCGGATTCGACACAAACGAAATCACACGCAAGCTGGACGGAATCAACTACGGAATGTGCGACGGCTTCTATTCCCAGAACACAAATCTGCTCAATGGATTTAACGGCGTCAACAGCGCAATTGCGAGCGAGGGCCGGGCAATCCAGACGCAGATGGCTGAATGCTGCTGCAACACAAACCGCAACATCGACAGCGTGAGATTCGACATGGCGAATTATGCGGCGCAGTCGAACGCAAACACTGTGGCAATGACGCAGAAAGTTCTTGACGCCCTCAACCAGAACAAGGTAGATGCATTGCAGAACCGTGTCAACCAGCTTGAGCTTCAGTCTGCCATGTGCGGAGTGGTGCGCTACCCGAACAGCATGGCTTATAATGCCGGAAGCTCGCCTTTCTGCAACTGCGGAAACGGATGTGGCAATACCTGCTACGCATACGCATAGCAGGCGATGATTTTTTCCCTATAAAGGTGAATATTCCGCCCCATTGAGGGCGTTGACATATCAGGGGAAAACTACGGAGTTTTCCCCTATTTTTCTACAAAGGAGGCAGACATGGGGTGCTGCTGCAATAAATATCCGATAAGGACTAGGGCTTCATCTGTAGCCGTAGCCTCTGGAGTTACAACAATAACGGTTCCGGCTTCGGTGGAGATAACGTCTGGGACTATCTATGAGATTCTTCTTGCGACACCTATTCCGACTGGAACAGACGGAACACAGGTTTCTATAACAAACGGAACATCGACCGCCGCAGTGATGAAATGCAACGGAAACTACTTCCGCCCGCTTCCTCTTAGAAGCCGTACAGTCCTGCATGTCCAGTATCTTGATGATCCGGCGCATTTCCAGCTTGTCAGGGTTTGCGGAAGAAAGGCTTGCTGACGGAGGAAGAAATGGAGCTTTACACAGATTCAAAAGCTGAAAAAAGCATGGAGGATTCTATCCTTGAAATTTACAAGAGGGCAAACAAAATTGTTTCTGCTCACTGCAAATTAAACAAAGCCGCAATGTCCGCAATGCACGCATTGGGATACAACGGATTCAAGCGGTGGCATAGATACAGAAGCTCACAGTTCTACCGCATCTGCCTTTGGCTTGAAAACGAGGCTTTCGACAAATTCCGTGTTCAGGGGAATTTCAAGGGCGATGAAGTCAGCTACGCTCCGTCCGATATGCAGGAACACTTACGCTCATGGGACAAAGCTCTTGTCGAGGGAAGTGCAGAACTTGGAGACTTGCAGAAAGAGCTGTTCAATCTCACAGGGGATAAAAGCCCGGCTTTTGAAAAGGCATTGGAGATTCTGGAAAAGGATTTCAAGCGGACTGGGAGGTTGCTGAAAAGATTCTACGAATCGGACTGGCTTGCACTTGATATGCACACTGCGGACGAGGCAATCCACGCAAAGTACAAAAAAAAGGAGGCTATGCAATGGAACAGTCTGACGAGAATGAACTGCGCAACGACTTTAGGAATTTGTTGAGAAAAATCGACTTCGGGAAGTATGATCCGTGCTCGCGGGAATTTATAGCCGCCCTGAACATCGGGGCAATGCTTTTTCTCGCAAGGGAGCTTGGGGAGATTTCCGGGGTAGATGTCCATTCTGAAAAAACGGATGACGGAATTTCTGGAAAAATTCAAAGCGCAAAGAGAAACCTGCAGCTTTACATTGATTCGAGAAATTCCTCATACAAGGAAAAGGCTTTGGACGAGATAAAGGAAATTGAAAGCCTTGTAAAAAAAGCGTTCGCAAGACTTCCGGGGGCAGACGAGAAATCAAAGCTCCGCGACTATGAGATTAAAGCCTCGGAGCTTAGGGCTCAAGCTGAATCACTTTGACTTAGTAGCTTGTGTTGAAAACCGCGTAGCCTTGATCTGAATAGATTGAGAGACTGGCGACTTTCAGCGCAAGCGGATTGAACACCTCGTTTTTGCTGTTGGCGAAAAGAAGCATTCCGACAGAATATTTTCTGTTGTTGTCTATTCGCTCGACTTTGCAAGTGTACTGTTTTCTTGAGCTGTCATTCTGGTTTATTATCAATTTTAAGTTCGTCAGAGCCGACCCGCTGTTGTTGGTAATTATGAATGCAACTCCGTCCATATCCACAGTGATACCCGGAAGCTGCCTGCTGTATCTCGGCGGAAGCTCATCCTCTTCCCTGACTTCCTTTTTATATTCTATTGTCTTTGCCTTTCCGTTCATTCCGTCAAGCATGATCTTGAAGTCGTGCCGCTTGCCTGCGTTCCAGTAAAGCCCCACAAAGTGCTTTTCTGCCTCCGGGTTGTCGTTTTCAAGCGGCCATGCCTTTGCAATCTCTGCATCATCGAAAATAAACACTTGAACAGGATTGCTGTATTTTTTCTTGAGCTTTTCGCCTAGAAGCTCAAGTTTTTCTTCCGTTACATCTTCTTTCGAGATGCTGATGAAATTCTGCTGGCCTTTCGTTTTTTCGACTTTATAGGAAATTTCTGTTTTTGACTTTTCCGCTGCTGCGGTGTCTGTAGCAGGCTCTGGCAGTTTGCTGAAAAGAAAGCCTATGAAAACACAGACCGCAAGAATGACAAGACATCCGATTTTCCAAGATGAATTTTTCTCTCCGCAGTTGGGACATCTATCTTCCGCCATGTCGTACACTGTCTTGCATTTCTTGCAGACAACGCGCCTGTTTTTCGGGATTACTTGGTTTCCGTCAGCGTCAACTCTCCTTGCGTTGAATTTCTGTGTCTTTGACAGCCTCGCGCCGCACCCCGGACATCTCTTCACGCTTGAGGCTATGGGCTTTTTACATATAGGACATTCGATTAGTTCTGTCATTTTCTTTTTCCGCTCCTTGAAAAATGTATTTTCTGATAATAAAGCAGTTCATTTCTTTTGTCAAATTTACCAGAAAACCATGGGTCAAGAAAAAGTTTTCCACAAGCCGAATATAAATAACATGAATATGTCTATTTATTAAAACATTTATTATTATAGTAATAACTATATATTTGCCCTTGGTATACCGAGAGTGGGTCTACCCAGTAAAGATTAGTATAGATAAGGTTAGTATATTATATATAGCGTCAAAAACGAGTTTTGACGCAAGGGTTTTCCACAGGCTATTTTTTTTCTTTCTTGTGGAAAACTTTAAGACGCTTTTTCAGTTTTTCCTGCTCCTGCTGATAAAGCGTCTCAATGAGCGTTATCGCGGCATTTCTGTTGGCAGGACTGAGAGCATTCAGCTTGGTCAACAGTTCTTCTTCACTGCTACGTTTTCCGCATGGACAGATTCTACTTACCTGCGGCTTTAAATTTCCTGTCTGGACTCTACTTTGGGCGAACACCCCGGAAACGAATAGAATTAAAAATAAAGCGATGTGTCTTTTCGCCAATTTGTCTCTCCTGTTTTTTTTATAAATTATTAAAAAACTGGTTTTTTAAATTTAAAACTCCACTTGCCCTGAAAAATGCCTTTCAGGCGCACGAGGATGCTTTGTACACAGCTTTTTGGCCGTTTGACGTAAAATTATACTAAAAGCGTATTGGATTAAATCGCAACCGGTTTCTTAAAGGTTTTAGCCTATGCGGTTGTTCTCGCTTTCTGTCCTGTCTTGGATGTAAAGCGCGCTGATGAAGACCGACACTGCGTTTTTGTTGCCCGGTTTCAGCCCCCGGAACTTGTGGACAAGCTCCAGCTCCTCATCGCTTATGCCGCTTTCAGCCTTTCCTGATATAAGCCATTCAACCGGCACGTCAAGAAAATCAGCCATGCGGAGGCAGACATCGCCGGCAGGGATTGTGCCTCTTTTTTCCCAGTCCGTTATCGACTGGTTTTTGATTCCGACCTCATCGGCGAATGCGGTTCTTTTCAGCCCGGATTCTTTGATTTTTTTGTTAAGTCTGTCTGAAAATTCACTCATTTTTTGCGTTCCTGATTAAAATTTCGTCAAAATTTGCTGAAAATTTAGTTGACAGATTCAATTTTTTTTACATCGTCTCTCCTTTGCTTTTTGTTTATTTTTATTTTATGAAATGCACTATCCTGATTTTTTTGACAAGTCTTGCGCTTCCTGCTCCTGCTGGTACAGGCTTTCAAGGAGCGACTTTACTGCGTTTCTGTTTCCGGGGGTTAGCTGCCTCATTTTCCTGATGAACTCCAGTTCCTCTTCGCTTGCTCCGTTTTCTGTCTTGCCGGAAATAAGCCAGTCCGTTGTAACGTCAAAATAATTTGCAATCAGCTCAACCACATCAGCCCTTGGAATTGTCTGCTTTGACGCAGACCATCCTGACATTGTGGACGATGCGAGCCCCAAGTCTTTTGTGAGAACCTTTCTTGTTTGCTTTCTTTGTTTTAAGCAAAAATCAATTCTGTTTGCAAATTCCTTGCCTGTCATGTTTTTATTTTCGGAATTTTTGGTTTTTAAAATAACTCGAAAAAGTGTAAAAAAAATATTGACATTCTCGAAAAATTAAAATATATTCAAAATATGAACTCGAAAAAACGAGATAAAGAGTTCCTGATGAACTCTAACAAATCAGAGCAACGAAGCGAAAAGTCATGCTTTGCTTGGTTGCTTTGGCGGCCGGTCTTCGGACGGAAGCCCCTGGGATAGCATGACAGCCTAGGGGCTTTTTCATTTTTTGGAGGTTCGCATGGAAAGCGGAATTGAGGGCTTGGAGCTTAGCGACAACGTGAACTATGACAGGGTCTGCGACCTTTTCATAACAAGAAAGACACTTGCGGACGCAAGGAGCGGAGCGCGCCTTATGACAACAAAAGAGCTTGCGGACGTTTTGGGCGTGTCCTTGCGTACTGTGCAGCAAGCAATCAAGGGCAAAGGGTATGAAATAATTTTCGCACCCTTGCAGACTAAAGGCGGTGTCCAAAATGTCGCTTGCGTAACAGAAGCTCAGGCGACCGCGATAAAGATTGAGTTACAGAACCGCTCCAAGGTTTCCAGGAACGGCTTCAATTCGCTGACAATCTCCAACGACCTTGAGATGCTCGCCGTCCAGAAAAAGCTGAGCGAGTATCAGGACATGAGAATTGCCCAGCTGACGGCTCAGCTAAAAGAGCAAGCCCCGAAAGTGGAGGTGTACAACCGGCTTATAGACCGCTCCGGGCTTGTGAATATACGGGAGACCGCCAAGGAGCTTAACGTCAAGGTGAAAGACCTTGTGGCGTGGCTTATTGGACATGGATGGTGCTTCCGCGGAAAGCACGGAGAGATTGTAGCCACTGCCGAGGCGGTGCGCAGAAAGCTGATGGCTATCAGGGAGTGCGAGAGCCACGGAAAGGTTTTTCAGCAGTCGCTGATTACGGCGAAAGGCAGGGCGAAGCTAGCCCTTGCATTAGGAGGTGGCAAGTTCCAGGAGCTTGGCTTTGAGCGCGGATAGCTCTTTTTTTGCGGAATCATTTGTGTCGGAATTTTTTCCGGTGGCTAGGAATTCTGCCGTGGTGTCCAGAATGGACGCTATTTTTACCGCGCTGAAAACATCAGGAGTTAGGTCTTTTGAGAACCAGCCTCTAATGGTGTTCACGGAAATTCCTGTTTTTTCCGCAAGCTCCTTTTGCGTGAGTTTTTTGTTGTGAAGCTCTTTTTTTAGATTTTCTAAGAAAGTATTCATGGCAAAAAAAATATCAAAACTGATATAAATCAGTCTTGACTAAATGTCAAAATTGATTTATAAAACGAATTGTTGCTAATCAGAAGTGATTAACAACTTTAAGATTAAAGGCTTTTAACAAGTTCAATCATTTTTTCTTTGAGCTTGTCATGTGCCTGTTTTGCTAGGTCGCTTTCCTGCCCCGTAACGAGGAATTCAACTGTTGTGCTGAGGACGGAAGCGATTTTTACGGCGGTTTCCGCGTCTGGAATAATGTTCCGCGTCATCTGGTTTTTCAGAGTGGCGACATTGATTTCCAGCATGGAGGCGAAATCTTTTTGAAGAATGTTTTTTTCTGACAAAAGTTTTTTAACGTTGCTCCAGAACATAAACCGCCTTAAAAAATTGTCAAACTGACAACAAAATCTATTGACAAGTTGTTTATTTGACATTATGATTATAAAATAAAGTTGTTAAAAAGACAACTTTAAAGGTTTCTGACAAACTCAATGATTTTTTCCTTGATGATTTTTTCCTTGAGTTCATCGGATTTCTTTGTTGCCGGATCGCTTTCCTGTCCTGTTACAAGAAACTCGACCGAAGTTTCAAGAACATCGGCGATTCTTGTTGCGGACATCAAGTCCGGCAAGCGTTCGTTGTGAATCCAGCTTGAGAAGGTTGCGAGGCTTATGTCGCAAGACTTGCACAGTTTTTCTTGTGTGAGTTTTTGAGACTTTAAAAGTTCTTTTACCCTTTTCCAGAATTCCATAGCGAAAACCTTTGCAAACGCAAAGAAAAATTATTGACATTCTTTGTATTTGCATATAAAAACTATATCACAAACTTTGCAAATGCAAAAGTTTGTACAGCCCCTGCTTGAGGTCTTGCAGTTCCTGGGCCGCCTTGTTCTGCTCCTTGCCTGTAACAAGGTACTCGACTGATGTTCCCAAGGTATCGGCGATTCTGACGGCTTCCAAGGCATCGGGATAAACCCGTCTTGCAACCCAGCCCCGGAAAGTCTGGTAAGGAATTCCGCATTCTAGCGCGATACTTTCCTGCTTAGATTTCCGCAGCTTAATGAGGCGGTTTGTGCGTGTCCAGAAGTCAGAGGCTTTTTCATCCATGGCTTTATTGTCGTGCTGAAAAAGTTTCAACTTTAACACTTTTTTATTGACAATGTTGTAAAAAAGTGTAAAATATAAATATAAAGTTTCAAAAATGAAACTTAAAAAAAAGAGCAGTGAAGTTGCCCACACAGGACTTGACTGCTTTTGCGGTCGCTTTGGAAACAAGGCTGCTCCAGAAGATTGTGTGGACTTCTGGAGCTTTTTTTTTTGGAGGAAAAAAATGACAAGGTGCAGCCGAGCCATAAAGCAGATTGATTTCTGCAATACACAGGCGATTTCCGCCTTTAAAGCCGGAAAAATTTCCGAGGCGGAAATCTGGCATGACATGGCTGAGCGCAAGCAGGCGGAGCTTGACGGAATGACGCTGAGCGAATGCCGGCAAGGAGCGTGGGCATGAACGAGAAAATGAAGAAGCCGCTGGAGGACAGCCTCCGGCTTTTCCTGTCAAATGAGGAACTGCGTTTCTTCATGTCCTTTTTCACAAAGGAGGCGCAAGATGCCGTTGGAAAATCTGATAGCTGAATTCAAAAGGGAGGCTGAAAAAATAAGAGCCTCCCAAGCCCGGCAGCTGAAAATCCTTGACCAGATAAAGAACATCGGCAAGGATAAGGACTGGGTGTCGGTGGCGGAGGCGGCTAGGCTTGCCGGTGTTTCTGCGCCGACAATATACCGCTACATAGATAGCGGACGGCTCCGCAAGGTACGGCATTTCGGGGCTAAAAAATTTGTCTCCCTTGAGGAGATAAAAAACTGGGATGACGGCTATGGCGAGCAAGTACCGCAACGTTAAATGTGTCTTTTCTGGAATCAAATTCGATTCCAAGAAGGAGGCGGCGAGGTACGCGGAGCTTGCCATGCTTGAGAGAGCTGGAAGAATCAGCGGTCTTGAACGGCAGGTGCGGTTTGAGGTATGCCCGAAAGTCCCCGGTCTGAAAGGAAGCCGTGCAAGATACTATGTGGCAGACTTCGTTTATGCCGAGGACGGAAAAAAGGTAATAGAGGACGTGAAGTCCTTGATTACGAAAAAAAATCCTGTGTACACGCTGAAAAAGCAGCTTGTGCAGGTGAAGTTCCCGGAATATGAGTTTCGGGAGGTTTAATTCGTACATCTGAATTAAGGGAAGCACAACATATCAGGAGGAAAAGATGATAAAAGGTCTTTGTAAAGGCGAGTGGAAAATGCTTGCCGACAACGGTTCCCAGAAACTTTGGGATGTAATTATGGGAGACGGCTCTACCCATGAAGTCGTTACAGCGACTTGGCTCGATGAGAATTTCATCATTGAGGTTGACGGCGAGATGGAGGATTAAAATGTTTTTAACAAACGCATTCAGTTTGCAGATGCTTGAAGAATTTCCTGCAAGTGTAAAGGTTTCGGAAGTCAGCGAGCTTCCGGAAGGACTTGAGAGCGCGGTCGGCCACGCCGATACAGCGGCTGTTCTTGGAGTGCCATGCAACCGCGTGAACGTGAAACTTGGAAAGGGCGACACTGTATTTGTCGCGCAGCTCCAAGGCGGAAGGCTTCCAGAGGGAAGCACAACACTGCCAGAAGGATTCACTTTCAGATTCCTGAAAGTCGAGATAGGAGGAAAAGATGAATGAAATCAAGGCTGTCGAGACAGACAGCAAGGCTGTGGCGGTTGAGTACCTGCACAGCATGGGGATGAATCTTCCCCAGAAGTATGCGGCGCAGTTCATAGAGCTGTGCAAGGCGTACCAGCTCAATCCGTTCAAGCGGGAGTGCTACGCCGTGGGCTACGGCGAGCGGTGGAACATAATCACCGGCTACGAGGTCTACATCAAGAGGGCGGAGCGCACCGGAAAGCTGGACGGATGGGACTGCGCCGTGGAGGGAAGCGGGGACGGCATGGTCGCCAAGCTGACAATCTACAGGAAGGACTGGCAGCATCCGTTCCACCACTTCGTTCTTTATAGGGAGGCTGTGCAGCGGACAAAGGATGGTTCTGTCAACTCGATGTGGGCTAAGATGGGGTCGTTCATGCTCCGCAAGGTCTGCATCGCGCAAGGCTTCCGTCTCTGCTTCCCTGACGAGCTTGGCGGAATGCCTTACACGTCAGACGAGATGCCGGAAATCGATGTAACTCCGCAGACTCATGATTATCAGCCTGCTGAAACAAGACATGAGCCGCAAAGACCGCAGGAAGCTCCAGGAGACGGACAGCCAACCGAATCCGCCATGAGGCTTGACGGCATTCTGTCGGAATATAGCAAGTTCATCACCGGCAATCCCCTTGAGCTTGCGAACGAGGCGCTTGCGTCCGGAGACGAGGCGAAAATATCTGCCATGATTGACAGGTGCGTTTCCTATCTCAAGAACTGCAAGGTATGGAAGGGGGCTGACTGATGGCGGAAATCAACTCATTGGAGCTTATTGCGACAAAGACAGTCGCAGGAAGCCTTGAGACGAACATAGGGCAGCTTGAGCGGTACGTTGACGCCAAGCTGGAAGAGTATAAGCCTGAGCTGTACGCCGGGGACGCCGACAGCGCGAGGAAAGACCGGGCGGAAATCAACAGTGGAATCAAGGCTTTGTCGCAGAAAAGAATCGCGATAATGAAAGAGCTGATGAAGCCTTTTGCGGACTTCGAGGAGCGGTGCAAGGTTCTTGAGGCAAAAATGAAATCCGCGGCCGTTTCGCTTGATGGGATAGTCAAGGAAAAGGAGCGGAAGGAAAAGGACGCGAAGCGGGCTGAAATCGAGCTTGAGTGGCAGAACAGGAATTTCAGCCTTTTCGCCCTTGAAAAAATCTTCGATTCCAGATGGCTGAACAAGACCTGCAAGATGTCCGAGGTGCGGCGCGGCATGGACGAAGCCATAGAGCGGACATACAAGGACTTGAAGACGATAGAGCGGTTCGGCTCTGACGCCGAGACGCTCAAGGCTCACTATCTTGACACACTGGACATCGGCGAGACCCTGGACTACGGCGAGGAGCTGGAGAAGAACAGGAAGAAGGTCGCTCAGGAGGCGGCTGAAAGGGAAATCCGCGAGCACGAGCAGAAGCTTGACGAGCAGCGGCGCGGGCTTCAGGAAGAGCAGAAAATCGAGGCTTCCGTTAACAGGATGTCCGCGCTTGTGTCCGCCGCCCTTGACGAAGAGCCGAAGCCTGAAACGGAGCTGCCTCCAAAGGCTGAGGCAAAGACATTCGCGCTGACGGTGCGGACAACTCAGACGCAGATGATGTGCATAAAGGACTATCTGTGCAAGTCCGGCATCGAGTATGAGTGCAGGGAGATCGTGTTTTGAGAAGATACACGGTTGACGACCTCCGCTACACGGTCGGGCAGAACATCAGGAAGGCGAGAATTGAAAAGGGGATGACGCAGCTTCGGCTTGCTGAACTCTGCGGAATGAGGGCTGACAAAATCGGCTCGCAGACAATCTGCAACATAGAGCGCGGGCTTCATTTCCCCTATCCGCGTAACCTTACAAGAATTGCGGATGCGCTTGAAGTTGATGTTTTCAGTTTTTTCAAGAAACTTGACTAGGAGGAAAAAAATATGGACGTAAAAATCAAGCTTGTAGGAAACGGCATGATGCCGAAGTACAAGAGAAGTGGGGACGCGTGCCTTGATTGCCACGCAAGGCTTGGAGCTGACCGGATCTGCATCCCGGCGCATTCAAGATGTCTTGTGAACCTAGGCTTCTGCCTTGAACTTCCAGACGGATGGGAGGCGGTTGTAAGACCAAGAAGCGGGCTTACAGCCTCCGGTATAGACAATGCTATAGGAACTATCGACAGCAATTACAGGGGCGAGGTCAGAGCGTGCGTCATCAACAACACGGACGGAGCGTTCGATATTGCTGACGGAGACAGAATCTGCCAGCTTACCATAAGAAGGGCGGAGAAAGTCAATCTTGTTCAGGTTGACGAGCTTTCAGACACGGAGCGCGGCGCAAGCGGCTTCGGAAGTACAGGAGTTTAGAAATGATAGGCTACAAGGCTTTTGACATGGAGCTGAAATGCAGAGGCTTCCAGTTTGAGGTCGGAAAGACCTATGACACCGGGATTGCGGACGAAAAACTGGAACTCTGCACAAAGTCAGTTTTCCATTTCTGCCGGGAGATTAATAGGATTGAATGTGTCTCAGGTTATAAGTTGTCAAAGTCTAGGGTTTGCGAGGTTGTCGCCGAAGGCAGTGTTGTAAGCTCTGACGATGGCAAATTTGGCACGAACAGGATTATGATTCTGCGCGAATTGACAAGGGAAGAGATAGAAAAATATGGAAACTGCAACAGCGGAAACAGGAACAGCGGAAACAGGAACAGCGGAGACTGGAACAGCGGAAACAGGAACAGCGGAAACAGGAACAGTGGAGACAGGAACAGTGGAGACTGGAACAGTGGAAACCGCAACAGCGGAAACTGGAACAGCGGAAACAGTAACAGCGGAAACTGGAACAGCGGAAACTGCAACAGCGGAAACAGGAACAGTGGAGACTGGAACAGTGGAAACTGGAACAGCGGAAACTGGAACAGCGGAAACAGGAACAGCGGAGACTGGAACAGCGGAAACAATAACAGCGGAAACAGTAACAGCGGAAACAGGAACAGTGGAGACTGGAACAGTGGAAACCGCAACAGCGGAAACTGGAACAGCGGAAACTGGAACAGCGGAGACTGCAACAGCGGAAACTGGAACAGCGGAAACAGTAACAGCGGCTACTTTAATGTTGATTCCCCTTTAGTTCGTATCTTCGGCAAAGAAACGGATGTAAAAAAAGAGGATATTGACTTTCCTGGCTGGCTTTATTTCGGTTTGACGCAATGGGTAAGCCACGACACCGCTACCGATAAGGAGAAAAAAGAGCACAAAAATGAAATCGAAATTTCTGGTGGATTCCTGAAAACTCTTACTTACAAGGAGGCATTCCGCCTTGCATGGAGAAAAGCGGAATTTTCTGAGCGGAAGAAGCTGTTTTCTCTTCCGAACTGGAACAATGAGATTTTCATGCAGATAAGCGGAATTGACGCTGAAAAGGAAATCGCGGAGGAGGAAAAATGACAGACGTAAACAGTGTTGTTTTATGCGGACGGCTGACCGCGGACATGGGAAGCTCCCAGAACGGATTCAGCTACACGCAGGGCGGAACTGCAATCGGCAGGTTCTCGATTGCAGTCAACAGGAGCAGGAATCAGGGCGACCAATGGGTTAACGAGGTTTCATACTTCAATGTAACCGTGTTCGGCAAGACCGCGGAGAACCTGAAGCCGTACCTCACGAAAGGGCAGCTTGTGGCGGTGCAGGGATTCCTCAAGCAGGACAGATGGACTGACCAGAACGGAGGCGCAAGAAGCTCTGTCGGAATCATTGCCGACCACATCCAGCTCTGCGGCGGAAAGGCGGAGCAGAAGAGTGTACCGGCTGAAAACAGAATAGCTCCGTCCGGCGGAAATTCCGGCTTTAACAACGGCGGATTTCCGGAAGATATTCCGTTCTAGGAGCGGCCGCGATGATTGAGATTTCAAATGAGGATGCAGACAAGGTCTGTGCAGTTGTAAGAAAACTCTTAGAGGATGAGAGCAAAGCCTACGAAGAGGGAAAAAAGAAGCTGTCAGAGCTTGAGGCTACAAATGACAAGCTGAAAAACACGCCTTTTGCCGCTGTCGCTGAAAAATTAATGAAAGAGACAGCCGAGATGTTCTGCAATGAGCATCTAAAAATTAAGGCTGAGCTTACATTTGTTCTTTCCCTGATGTACACCGGCTCGGAGAAAAAGGCATGAGGCACAGCATGATACCGATGAAGAAAGTCCAGCAGGCGTTCAGCCATGCGGTTTTAAGGAGGGACTGCCGGTGCGTTGTAAGGGGGTACGAGCCTTGCGGCGGAAGCCTTGAGTGCTCCCACTTCTTCACGCAGGGGTCAAGCCCGGCTCTCATGTTCTACCCGGCGAACGCTAGGGCGCAGTGCAGGCGGCACCACTGGGAGCACCACTGCAAGAAGGACGGCTTCTATAGGCGGTGGCTTGCGATGAACGACCCGGAGGAGCTTGAGTGGATGGAGCGGGCGAGAAGCCGCTTCATAAGGTACACTGACGACTTGAAGTCCATGATAATAGAGCTCTGCGAGGACGACCGGCTCGACCTTGTGGCGGAGCTTGTGAGAAAGGAGCTTGGAGAATGAGGCAAATTTGGCTTGTAGCCCTTGCCGCTCTCACTGTCGGAATACTGAACTTCATGGTTCTGATAATGCAGGAAGAGGCAATTTCCGGGCTTGACAGGAGAAACGAGGCTCTAAGGGCGGAGGTTCTTGAGTTAAGGGACGAGAATGGACGGCTTGAGCGCGAGCTCATGCAAAGCATGAGCATATTCGTCAACGGAGGATTTGACGGATTTGAATGCGAATAAATCCGCATCCCCTTCCATGCGGATTAGATAAAAATCAAGGTTTCAATCCTTGGGCTTTGAAAAGCTTACGGCTTGCCACGGCTTCCAGCAACGGCGTGATACTGGTAAAAAGCCCGCCACTTTTGCGGAAGTCCCGGCGGTCCGGGGGCGTTTCATTGCGCCGATTCCTCCTTGAAAAAAAATTCCATAGTCCGGGTTCAACTCCCGGCTTCCGCATAGCCGAAGTTTTCGGCATGGTGTTTTAACAAGTAAACAGCTTTTACGACCTTTCCGAAAGCGCTCCGCATAATTTGGAGGCCGCCTCTCACGGGCGGCTACGCCGAGGAGCGAAAAGGCGGTTAGCTCTTGCAGTCTCGACAAGTGCAGACTGCGCCGGGTAAAAAAGGCATGAGGCAGTCTCCGTTTAAAAGCATCCGGAGAGAGCCGGGGAAGTCCGAATCTTCCCTGCCCGGTGTCCAGAAAAAAATAATCAGGAGGAATGTATGGTTGATGTAACAGAAGAGGCGAAGGAGGCTTACAAGTCCGCTATAGTCAAGTATTTGCAGGAACGGTGCAAGACGGACAGGTATCTTGCGGAAGCCTGCAAGAAGGAAAACAAGACCCTTGACGGTGTTGTGAAGCACATCATCGGCGAGGCGAGAAGCTGCACCACTGCGTGGGCAGAATGGACTATGACAAGAGGCAGGCTGACGGAGCGAGCGTTATCTGCTTCATCAGAAAAAACGGTGAGCTTGAAACACCATTTGTAACCGCTGAAATAAAAATCGGAGATTTCCGGCTTTCTGTGAATCAATGCTACGGCGACAAAGACAGCGTTGTTCACGAGGTTGACGAATTCGTTGACAGTTGGATGAGATTCGCAAACAGGGAATACAGGAAAATAAAGAAAGGAGCTTAATATGGAATTTGACAAATCAAGAGTGTTCACTGCGTTAAATGCAGATGAGGTTAAGGTCGGAAGTAAGGGATACTTCGCTGACAGTATTAGGGTTTTAAAAGAAACAATAAAAGAGACATTAAAAGATTCTTGTGCTGCGGCTTACGGAGAAATAGACGAAATAAAAAACGATTCTTGCGCGTGCAGATTTAGCATTAAAAAAAATTCTGCATACAGTTTCTTCTATCTTGTTAAAGAACCTATGGAAAAAAATACCGACCTTATCATAATACAGCTGAAATACCTGGTGGTGCACTGCTTAATATAGTTTTACTGAATGATGAGACACGTTTTATTATCACTGCAGCAGATGACAAAAGGGTATATCTTGGCCCTCAGAGATGGGTAGATATGCAAAGTCTATATGATAATTATATGTGGCCAAATGGTACTCCATGTGGAAAGGAGGTCGAAGAATGACAGATGAAGAAAAAGCAGAAGAATATGTCCGCAATAAAGCGGACGAAGGTAACTTCGATTTAGAGCAGTTCGGGAAAGCATACTTTTCTGAAAGTTCTATGAAGCAAGCCTTTCTTGCAGGACTTAAAACAGGCAGGAAAACCGAAAAGGAATATGTGAAAAACAATGCTTTTACTTCTATGAAGGAGCAAGGATTATTTCTGTTTGATAAATGGCATAAAGTTGTTTATGGAGATTTACCAAAAGGGGAAAAATGCAGATTGCCAGGAGTGAATCATGTTTGAGAAAGAAGCAAAAAGAAGTTTTGACGAACTTGATGATAGAGGTGTTGGCGATGATTGGAGTATTGAAGAATCGTATGTAAACGGTTTTTCTAACGGTGCAGAGTTCGGCTACAACAAGGCTAATGAATGGCATAACCTACAGAAAGATCCTATAGACCTACCACAATGCGAAGAAGATGAACAGATAATCTTTTACGTTAAAGAATGGTATGAGGATATTCAAAAATACCGAAATCATTATTGCCTGGGATTCTACAAAAAATCATTTTGGAATGATGATGTAAAGGTTTTTGTTGAAAAAAGCAAAGGTTATGAAAATGAACATCTTCCGGCAACTGTTTTACGGTGGCGTGTATTAGAAATGGGAGACTGAATAAATATGAATATACAAAAATTGTTGATTTTACACAGGAAAGGAGCAGAGGGCACAGGAGATAAGTCATGAATGCAGAAAAAAAATTATATACAACAAAAGAAGCTATGAGGATTTTGGGGTTAAAATCAAAATCTGGATTTTTCAAGAAAGTTAAAAGACATGACATAGTCCCTGTAAAGCAATGGCGCTACTGCTTCTTTACTGATGAAATGGTTCAGGACTTGAAAATTGACAAGCAACCCGGACGGCCTAAGACTAAAACTGAAAAGAAAAGACCGGGAAAAAGAAAGGCCGCCGCAAGAAGGAAAAAGTGCCCGAGATACTGCTGGCGTGTGTCCGTATGGAACAATGAGCTTATGGGCTACGTTGTTGTGAAATGCGGTCTAACAAGGAAAGAGGCTGACGAGTTCGCTGCCGGAAAAAACGCGGTCAAGAGACCGTGCTGGATGTAGATATGGACAAGTACAAGTGCATCATGCGGGTAGAGAATTTCTCCACCAAGGACGGCACGCTTCTTCTTTCTGTCAGCGACTGCGGAGTTCGCACAGCGGTAAAGGGCGTTGTGTCCCTCTGCGAGGCTAGGCACGGCGGATATGTCCAGCTTGAGATGTGCCCTCCGTACAGGAAAAGGACTTTGCCGCAGAATGACAAGTGGTGGAGTCTATGCACGGAGTTCGGCAGGCATCTTGGAATGTCCAAGGATGACGTGGCTATGGGTGTGAAGTGCCGGGCTATGGACGAGGGGCTTTGGGAGGGCGAGGATATGCCGTTCTCCAAGACAGGCATGAAGCGTCCAAGAAGCACAACGAAAGCCAACACCAATGAGATGGCGGTTCTGATAGAAGTTCTGTATAGAATCGCGGCGGAGGACGGATATGAGTTTAGCGAATAAAAAATTTGGAAGATTAACAGTTTTAGAGGAAAGAAAAATAGCGACAAGTAAAAGGAAGCAAATGTTTTGTAAATGTATCTGCGAATGTGGCAATTTAACAATGGTAAGAAAATATCATTTAACAAGCGGCCATACATTGTCTTGCGGTTGCTATCATAGAGAAATTGTATCAAAGATAAACAAGGGAAAGCATACAGCAACTTTAACCCATGGCTTATCCAAGACTAGACTATATGGCGTTTTCAGAGATATGAAAACTCGTTGCTATAACCCTAACAGCCATGATTATAAAAATTACGGTGGTCGCGGAATAAAAATATGCGATGAATGGCTTGATGATTACACAAAGTTTGCAGAATGGGCTAATACTCATGGGTATGATGAAAATGCTAAAAAAATGGACTGCACAATTGACCGTATTGATGTAAATGGAAATTACTGCCCAGAAAATTGCAGATGGGTTGGAATTGAAATTCAAAATCAAAACAAGAGGAAGAAAGATGACAAGAATAAATACATTGCGGCTGAGAATGGAGATTGAGCTTTATGCGGGATGACAAGCGCATCTGCCCGGCAAGCGGAAAGGTCTGCTATTCAAGAGCCGAGGCGGGAGCTGTCATGCGCACCTGCAAGAGATACGGCGGAAGATTTAGAAAGCAGATTCCGAAACGCGCATATTTCTGTCCCGACTGCGGATGCTACCACCTGACCCACTGGAAGAATTTCATGCCGAAGAAAAGGAGGTTTTAGTATGAAGAAATCGCTTTGGGCTGATAAATTGTTCAGAAGGTATTTTTCGATGGTGCTGGCTAGGTACAAGTCAGGCACGCGCCACTCAAAGAAAAGAGAGCCGAACACGCCGGAGCGTCTTGTGTTTATCAGTGAAAAGTACAAGGACGGAGTGCCTGACGGGGAAGTCGAAAAATGGATTAACAGCTTGTAACATACAAATATTGCGGAAAAAAAAATCAATAAAAAACTAAAAAAGTTCACAGGTGCGAACAAGGAGGAAAAGCTATGATTTACCATGTTGATTTTACTATCACTGGAAGTCTTTGCGTCGATGCTGACAGCGAGTCTGATGCAAAGAAGAAGGTTGAGAGCATAGCTAATTTCGAGCTTGCAGAGCATATCGACAATGTTAAGATTGATGATGTCTATGACATTTAATTCAAGGAGGAAAATATGATTTACAGTTTTGAGCCGTTCGGCTATGAAGGCTCTCTGGTCGATGTCGAGGCCGACATCAGGGACGGAATTCCGGCAGTCGATATTGTCGGGATTGCAGACAGCGCGGTGAGGGAATCACGTGAACGGATAAGAGCCGCAATCAAAAACAGTGGATTCGAGTTTCCGCAGAAAAGGGTTCTCCTTTCGCTCAGTCCGGCAGACCTTAGGAAAAACTCCGCGATACATGACCTTCCAATCGCCCTTGCCGTTCTCTGCTCGGCTTACAGGAAAGAGCCGACTGAAAAGACGATTGCGCTCGGAGAGGTCAGTCTTGACGGAAATCTCCGTCCATGCAACGGAACGTATGCCGCAATGCAGACCGCATTGATGAGCGGAATCACAAGGGCTGTTCTTCCGGAAGGCGCTGACAATCCTCCGGAAGGGATGAAAGCCGTCTATGCCAAGAATCTGAAAGAGGCGTTCTGTCTTCTTGCTGACTTTGATACGCTTTCAGAAGATACCAAAACTTCCGGAAATTCCGCCGGTTCAGTGGAATTTCCTGAGCTTGATGACGGAGAAAATCCTGACGACATCTTTCTTCCGAACTGCGATGAGAATACAGTGAAGGCTGTCATAACCGCAGCCGCCGGAAGACATCATCTGCTCATGTGGGGCGCTCCAGGATGCGGAAAGTCAAATGCCGCAATGTCCATGCGGAAGATAACTCCACTTCCGGCCTATGATGAATTCCAGAGCGTGAAGCGGATTTACAGTCTGGCCGGATTGTGGGAGAAAGACAAAAAATTCACTCCGTTCCGTGTGCCTCATCAGACAGCCACGATTGAGGGAATCTGCGGAGGAGGCGTGAACTGCCGTCCCGGAGAAATATCTCTTGCCCACAACGGAGTTCTTTTCCTTGACGAGGCGGCGGAGTTCCGGACAAGTGTTTTGCAGATGCTTAGAGTTCCTTTGGAAACCGGGCGTATAACTTTGAGCCGCGCCGGCCGCTCGACTGTCTATCCTGCCGACTTTCAGCTTGTCATGGCAAACGGTCCGTGTCCGTGCGGCAACTTCGGCTCAGAAAAGCGTCTTTGTCTCTGCTCATCAAAAAGCGTCGAGATGTTCTGGAAGAAATTCAGCGCACCGCTGCTGAACAGAATACAGATTTCCGTCATTGTTGATTCTCCTGATACAGATGAGGCAAAATCCAAGATGACGATAGGACAGGCGAGGGAGACTGTCGCCGGTGCTGTGAGACGGCAGCGGGAGCGTGGTGAGATGAATGGAACCGCCCCTTCTTCGGACATCGAAAGCCGCTTTGATGAGATTGCCGAACCAGACGCAAAGACCAGTCTGTCATCTCTTTCGGAAAATCTCCATGCGCTTGAGATTCTTTCGCTCAAGAGGATAGCGCTTACGCTTGCCGACATTGACGGAAATGACAATGTTCTTCGGAAGCATATCGACGGTGCGGCTGCTCTTCACCAGAGGACACCTGCACAGATATAAATGAACGGCGGACGCAAGTCCGACCCAGGAGGAAAAAATGAACTGCATGAACAATCTGATTATCGAGGGAAATGTTACTGAAAAGCCTAAGCTTGAGACATCAATCGGCGGAACAGAAGTCTGCTCCGTTAATATAGGGGTTTTCAGAAGCTACAGGAACATTGCTGGGGATTTGGAGAATGAAGTCTCATACTTCGATATAATCACCTATGGAAAAATGGCTGTTATTTGCTCAACCGACTGCGAGAAAGGAAGAGGAATCCGTGTAGTCGGCAGACTCAGACAGGAAAAATGGACTGATGACAACGGCGGAAAACATTCAAAGGTTGTGATTGTGGCTGAACATATTGAGTTCAAGCCGCTGATAAAAAAGACAAAAGAAGAAAAGTAGTAGAAAATGGCAGAAAAAAGAATGTTTACGAAGTCGATAGTTCTGAGCGATGACTTCCTAGATATGCCCATGAGCACAAGATACCTCTATTTCACCCTTGGAATGCTTGCGGACGATGACGGCTTCATCAACTCCCCGAAGGCGATAGTGAGGCAGTGCGGGGCTAGCCTTGACGACATGAGAATCCTCATAGCAAAAAAGTACCTGCTTGAGTTCGATACCGGGGTTATCGTCATAAGGCACTGGAGGCTGAACAACTATCTACGCAGCGACCGCTACACACAGACATCGTGCATAAGCGAGCTTGAGCAGATAGCGACCGACAAGAGCGGGGCATACTTCAAGATAGACTTGGTGGAAGCACTTCCCGATGGAAAAAATGCCTATGACGCTTTTGATGAAATTCCTGAATCCGTTCAGGCGGAAATTCCAGAAGCGGAAGAGACAAAAGAGATTGAAGCCATTGAGGAAACTTCGGAGGTAGAAAGGAAGCCGGAGAAAAAGCCTGCCGCGGAAAAGAAGAAGCCACTTGCCGAGCGAGAGCCTGTGAACGACATAGAGCGTGTCGAGAAGGAATATCTGCGGAATTACAGCCAGCTCCACGGGCTTGGAATAATCCGCATGGAGAAGCCTATCATCAACTGGACTGCAAGCCGGAAGATGACAAAGGACGCCATCAGGAAGTACGGTGTCGGCGTTGTGCTTGAGGCGGTAAGGAAGAGCATGAACAGCCGGTTCTGCATAACCAAGGGGTACACGCTGACAACGATACTGTCGGCGGGCGTGCTTGCAGGACTTGTGAACGTGGAGAAGCCGCCTGGCAGGACTGCGCTTGCGGACGCTGTGAGCGATGACAGCTTAAAGAACATCACTTTCTAGGAGGCTTGGAAATGACTGTGATAGAAACAAAAAACAGGAAAACAACAGAAAACGGAATCGACTTCCAGTCCATGATTCCAAGCCCTGCAAGCGACCGCGAGGTTGAGCTTTACGAGATAAAGCGCATGGAAGAGCTTGAGAGGCAGCGCAGGACAAGGCTTCTTGAGCACTACAGGAGCGATGACAGCGGTGTTGGAATGAAGTTCTGGGACATGGAGCTTTCGGACTTCATGGCTGACACGCCGGAAAGAAAGTCTGCGCTTGCGGCTGTGAAGAGATTCATAGCCGAGCCGGGGAACCGTATAATGCTTTTCTGCGGCAGCTACGGAACAGGAAAGACGATGCTTGAGAGCCTCTGCGTAAGGGAACTTGGGGGCTGCTACATAACGGCGTTCAGGCTCTGCACGGAGTTCGCGAGCGGTTCTGACTTCAAGTCCAAGCGGAGTAAATTGCAGGTGCTTGACTTCTACAGTCGGCTTCCATTCCTTGCTGTTGATGAGCTTGAGGACGCCGGGGATGTCCTTGTACTCCGCAACATAGTAATGGAACGGTACGAGAACGGGCTTCCTACCGCCCTTGCCACAAACATGGGAAAAGCCGACACGGTGAAATTCCTAGGCGCAAAAATGTTCGACAGACTGAACGAGGTCTGCACAAGTCTGGAAATGGGATGGGAAAGCTACAGGAGAAAACTTAGAAAGGAGCTTGTATGAAAGAAATGAGTATAAATCTGGATAAGGCGGCGGAGCTTATCAAAGAGAGCCCGCTTCCAGTCCGCGAGATGATGAACAAAGTCGGCATTCCATTTTCAAAGAATGCAAAGGAGCGTCTGCTCTACCGGCTTGGTGTAAAATATCCGGTCTACGAGGATGACAACGGCAGAATCGGAATACTGCAGAGAAAAGTATGATTGTAACTCTTGAAAAGGAAGTTGAGGAGCCGTTCGATTACAAGGGGCTTTTCCTGATATGGCTTACCGTTTTAACCGACTACGATGTAAGTATGGATATGGACATTGAGACATTGCGCGCCGTATATGACTGCAAGGAAAAAAAAGTATGGTACGAGATAACCAACATCGAGGAATACGACTTCGAGAACAATCCGTACACACTGCCGTTGGAAAGACAGAAACACCTTGTAAAGACATTTGACGATGACACATTGAAGGCTCTCCAGTCTTTCGCCGAAGCCAACTCCGGACATAGGTACGATGAGATAATCGAGGAAGCGAGGAAAAGCGCATGAAATTCTTACTGGGGTATTTCACTTGCTTTTTTATGGTTTTGTGGGCATATCTGGTTTTTGGAAATATGAACAGAAAAAACTGCCTTACAAGGACATTGCTGTATATGCTTGGGGTTTGCGCCAAGGAAGATTTCAGAAACTCAAACACACAGAAGAAAGTCATTGCATGGAAGCCGCTTTTAAAATGCACAAGCGACCAGATAACAGAATTCTGCGAAAAGCAAGGGGTATTATAAAGATGATTGATTTGAACGATTTAGCCTACAAAATGCGCAATGTCGCACACGCCCGGAAAATGAACGGCGCAAAAGTTGATACTGATACGATGGCAATGCTCAAACATTGTGCAAGTGAAGTTGTGGAAGCAACAGAAGCCTACAACATACTTGATTCAGTAATCAATGATAATCACGAATATGAAAGAAACATAATCGAAGAGCAGGAAAATTTTGAATCAGAGCTTGCAGATGTAATCGCCTGTATTCTGATTATCTGCGCAAACGAGCCTACAATCGACATTGAAGAAGCCCTGCAAAAGTGCTTCCAGAAGAACCTTGCAAGAGCAGAGGGCAGGGGAGACAAGAAATGACTGAAAGACAGAAAATAATGGATAGCCGGAAAAGCTACATACTTGCGAACGCCAAGAGCAAGACGCTTGGCGAGATAGCGCAGGCGCTATCCATAAGCCAGATGACGGCAAGAGGCATATACGAGCGGATAGGGCTTCCAGTGCTCAGCAACTGCGCAAGAAAAAAAGAGGCTTTGAAAAGCTTCATACTTTCTTCGCACAAGGAAAAGTCAATCAGCGAGATTGCAGAGGAATGCGGCTTTTCCTATACGACCGTAGCTAGGGCTTGCAGAGAGCTTGGAGTGAAGCCTTTCAGACCGAAAACCGGCAGAAAAAAAACAACAGCCTCAAGGGACGAGATGATAGAGTGCCTTGCAAGGAACGGATTCACTTATGAGAGCATCGGGGACGCTTTCGGTGTAACCAGGCAGAGAATAGAGCAGATTATAAACGGAGGCAGAAAATGACAGAGGCTGACGAAAAGAAGAAAGGAGGAGTAAAGGATTACTCGCTTCTTGACAAAAAGAAGAAAAAAGGAGCAAAAGATTACTCGCTTTTTACGCAGGGGATAGCGGCGGTATGGATAGGGGGCTGGTCTGCCTTCAAGTTCGTCAAGGTGATAGCGAGCGGAAACTTCGCATCACTTGAGATGACGGAGATAATATTCTCCGCATTCTCAATAGCGGCGTGCTTTACGCCTGTGTATTTCTCAATTTTCATGGACAAGATAAAGTCCATAAAGTTCGGGGATTCCGCAGGAGGAAAAAATGAAGGCGTTTAGAAAGACAGAAAAGACGTACTCCGTATGCGTCTTCTGCGGGCGCGGGTTCAACATCGTTGACACAAGAAATCTTTTAGGCAAGAGATGCCCCTATTGCTACTTCGGCAAGGTGGAGAAGAATGGCTAGTGCAAGAAAAAGCTTGATGGGCATACTGTCTTTGTTTTTTAACCGCAAAGATAAAAAGAGGCGTTTCCATTTATGACGTACATAATGACGAAAGCGGTTGTACAGTGTTTTCAAAGGAACTTGCAAAGCAAAAGGCGCTGGAACTCTACGAAATGCTGACATATAAAGTTGAAAAAAAAAGGTGATAAAAATGACCTTAGGGGATCAGGAACGTTACAAAGAATATGAATTTGAAAAAGAGATTAGAACTCTAAAAGCACAAATCGAGAAAATGAAGAACTGCGAAAACTGCGCCAATTTCGTTGAATATGCCACTTGCGCCCCTATGGACGGCAAGCTTAGATTCAATGAAAGTCCTTTGCAAAGAGTCAAAGGTTGCAGGCTTTGCGGCGAATGCAAGGACAAGAATCTATGGAGGATTAAGTCATGAAGGCATGGTGGAATTTTATAGACGAGCACAACTTTACAAATGAAAAAACTCCGAGCGATGAGTACATTCAGATGAAAATGGCTTTTCTTGCCGGAATGAAGAGCCAGAGCGGAAGAATAGGAAGGCTTGCATCGGAAAACGAGGCGTTCCGCCTTTCAGAGAAAGAAGCCGTTGAGATTATCTCCGACTTGAAGCGCAGACTTTCAAAAGCTGAAAAAGAGCTTGAGACTAAGAAGGCTGATGTAAGAATGATTAGGGGACTGTACGACAAGAGCAAGAAAAACGTTGACGGCTTTAAGAAGCTGTTTGATGATGTGTTCCATATCAAGGCTGACGAAGCCACGGAAGAGCTTGCAAAAAAATGCGAGTGTTTGAAATGCTGTAAAAACTGCAAGTATGCAAGGTTTGACTATGAAGATAATTTTTGCAAACTTCTTGTAACTTTTAAGTGCAGGAATTTTGACAAATGGGAGATTAATGAATGATTTTAATGAAACTTTCAGAATACGAGGAGATAAAAGGCGAAATTTTCGACAAGCCGGAAGCCTTTGAGAAAGGGCAGATTGTAGCATTCGCATACATGGCTGACTGCATGGGCTGTTCACTGGCTTTTAACGGAATGGATGAGCTGGTCAAGAAAATTGAGAGCGGACGGAAGCCCAAAGGAACAATGACAGCAGACGAAGCAAGAATGTTGCAAAAAAAAGCAATTGACTATGAAAGTGTAGGCATGGCAATTGAACAGATTAACAGTTCTATAAAAAAAAGTGCAGAAAATGGAGAATGTTATGCGAATATCTGTTTGAAAGATTTTAATAAAAAAAAATTAAAGGATGTTGAAAGAAATGAAATTGCAAAGCATTTCCGTTCAAATGGCTTTAATGTTGAATGGATGTCTTATGACAATTTTTTTGATGTTAGAATTTCATGGCTGTAGGGGGCTGGAAAATGGATTTTCTTTTTAGAATAGGTTTGGCGGTTGCATACATTTTAATGGCTTATTTCACCGCTTGGCTTGTGAGCGTTGTCGACGATGATGAGCTTGACAGGCAGAACTTTTCAATCTGCCTCTGCATCTGGTGGCTGGTGCTTCCAGTTGTTGTCGCTGTCTGCATCGTAGAATTTTTTAGAGTGAAACAATGAACGGATTTTGCATAGACAAGAAAATCAGACTGATTGAACTTTTCGCCGGTGTGGGCAGCACAGCAATGGCACTGCGTGATATTGGAGCAGACTTTGAACATTACAGAGTTGTTGAGTTTGATAAGTATGCGGTAAAAAGTTACAACGCAATTCACGGTACTAATTTTGAACCTATGGACATAAAAAAAGTGCAAGGGGTTGACTTGGGAATCGAAAAGTGCAATGAGTTTACTTACTTACTTACTTACTCCTTTCCATGCACCGATTTGTCTGTCGCCGGAAAAATGGCAGGTATGAACCGAAAAGACTGGGAAGATGGAAAGGCGACAAGAAGCGGCTTATTATGGGAAGTCGAGAGGCTTCTGAACGAGACGGAAAATCTTCCACAGGTTCTTCTTATGGAGAATGTGCCGCAGGTTCACGGCTCAAGGAACATTGACGACTTTAATTTATGGATTGACTTTCTGAAAAGCAAGGGGTACAGCAACTTCTGGCAGGACTTGAACGCAAAGGATTACGGAGTTGCGCAGAACAGAAAACGATGCTTTATGGTTTCGATTTTGGAAAATGGAATTTATGAATTCCCGAAGCCTGTAAAGCTGACTAAACGGATGAAAGATTATCTTGCGGATGAGGTTGACGAAAGGTATTACTTGAGGTCTGAAAAGGCTGACAGGCTGATTGCCGAGTTGGAGAGCCGGGGAAGCCTTGACGGCAAGGAGAAAGTAACCTGCGACTGCACAGTAAACAAGCCTAAAGAAATAGACGTTATGAATACAATAATCGCAAGGTATGACAGCGGAATTTCCAATCAGAGGTCATGGGGGGGCGGTAGTCGAATGTATCTGATGAACTACAACGAAGTGAAAAAAAATTGACAATGAATGTGCGAAGACATTGTGCGCAAGGGACTACAAAGGATTCGGCACTGGATTCGATGTGCAGAACGGAATTATTGAAATTGAATGATAAAACCAGAGTGTATAAATCTTTATGACGAAAACGGAAAAGAAACATCTTTTCAAGACAGAATTTATAGGACTGATAAAATTTCAGCAGCAATCACGGCAAGTTTTAGACCGTTTTATTTGGTGGAAAAAATGGCAGAAATAAAAGTGAATCAACTTGGGAATTTTTCGGAAAGCAAGCGAAGCAATCCTAATACTAATCGGGTTTATGACAAGAGCGGATTGTCTCCGACTTTGAACACAATGCAGGGAGGAAATAGGCAACCAATGGTTGTTGATGAAGTTGTTATGAATGAAAGAGAATGTAAATCCGATGATGACGAGCAGAGGACGCATTGTAGAATCAGAAAACTAACCCCTAAAGAGTGCTGGCGGCTTATGGGCTTTTCTGACGAAGATTTTGACAAGGCGGCTTACATAAAAGAAATTTTTCATTTGGAAGGAGATAAAGAAAAATGCAATGCGAAGTTAAAGATTGTAAAAGAGAAGCAAAAACTCACAAATACGGCAACTTATGTCTTATGCACTATAAACGATTCAATAGACATGGAGATTTTGAAAACCATCAAGAAATTATTAGCCGAAACGCAAGAGAGCGAGAAAATGCAAAATGTAAATTTTGTGATAACAAAGTCGGCAAGTGTGGAGCTTTTGGAATGTGCAACAAACATTACCAAATGTATCACATTCATGGGGATGCGATGCATTTTGACGGAAGAAAAAGACCAACGAGATACGGTTATTATCGTACAGGAAAAAAAGGACAAGCCGAGCATCGCAAAATCTATGAAGATTACTACGGAATCAAACTTAAACCCGCTCAAATTATACATCATATTGATTTTAACCGTACAAATAATGAAATTGGGAATTTATGGCTCTTCAACTCTGCAAGCGAACATAAAAGGTGTCATGACAATTACAGAAAATTGCGAAAACTCCATTCTCCTGAAAATATTAAATTTGAGAATGGAAAATATATATACAAGGGTTAGTTCAAGTCAGCTGTACAAGCAAGCCGGAAATTCCATTGTGAAAGATGTGCTTATGGCTATTTTCCGACAGATGAACATAAAGGGAGTAGAGCCTTGGAACAAATGAGACTGCAACTTTATTTTTCAGTTGACGGCTATGTCGCGGTCTTTGTATCTATATGGCAGAAATTCCTTGCAGATTTCAAGGGCTTTGCTTTGGTCGAAAAAAACTAGACTGCTGTTTTCAGAGGAGAGCGAAAAGCACTCCTTGAGCTTTTCTGAAAGGCGGTCATAATTTTTTTTTACTTCCTCAAGCTCCCTAAATGCAGTCATCGGCATTGATACAGTTATTTCTGATTGCTTCATGTCTTGATTTTATCATTTTAATAAAAAGCAATCTATCTCTCCCGCCGTCTTTTGTCTCTTAGGCTTACAAGTGCCTTTGCCTCTTTCTTGTCATACACCGGGATTATGGCAGGTTCGTAGCCTCCCGCCATAGCCTCCATTATTTCCTTTATGTAGTTTTTTAGCCGCAGCTGGTCATCTTCTGGAATGTCCGCTGAAATTTCAACTGCTCTGATTCCGTTGATTGAAAATTTTTTTGGTTCTATCTCTTTTCTGATTCTGTCATTGTCGAGAAGTTTTTTTGCCGGCTTCAATGACTGGTACCATTCTCTGAATTCCGCAAATGATTTTGTCTCTACAAGTTTTTTTATCACCTCGTTTGCGTTCTTGCAGAGCGAAAGGGCAAGCTCCGCTCTTGCCAGTTTCGATGTGCTTATGTGCTGGAAATCGAATCCGGCTTTTTCCATTTTCTCATGGTGTCGGATAAAGAATCTTGCGGCGCAGAGTTGGTCTGTTATATCCCTGTTGTCCAGTCCTAGACGCTCCCTTGCCTGCTGTGTGTAGTGCCTCCAGTCAAGCCCGGAGTCCCGGTAGAGGCTGTTGTTGAATATCATTGTGTAAAGCAGAAGAGCGGAAACAAGCCATGACTTGCTTGAAAACTCGTTCAACCTTTTTATTCCTTTCTCGATGTCCTCAAGGTCGCTTGCATAGAATAAGTCCATTGTCTCTTTCTGACTTCCCATGAGCTGCAATGCCGACTGCTTTGCGCTCTCGACTTCATCATGTGTTGCGTCTATGGCTCTTGTTACTCTCATTTTTCGCCCTCCGTTATTTCCTTGAATAGCTTTTCCTGAATCTCATATATCTCCGGGAACATTTCCGGCTTCCAATATGTGTACCAGTCTGTCATCGATTCATCGGCGTGTCCGACAACCGCCTTTATTTTCAGGTCTATTGTCTCCCCGAACGATGAGCCGCGCATATACGATATGAACATATTGCGCAGCGAGTGGACTGTTATTCCCCTTGCCTTGTGGTCTATTCCGAGCGAATCGCATATAAGCATGAGCCGCTTGTATATGAACCCCGCGAGGCAAGGCTTCTCTTCGTCTATTTTCTGGAATGCCCATCTGCTTCCGCATTGTTCCTTTAGCCTTAGCACTTTCGGAATCGGGACAAACCGGCAGACCCTAGTCTTTGTCGGGCCAAGCCCGAATTTGGGGTGTAGCGTATGCTCGACATTCAGCCTGTCATTCCCGACCTCGAATGTCTGTAAGCCGACTATCTCGCCGATTCTCATTCCTGTTATGGCGCAAGTGAGAAAAGCGCGCCTTGCGCATTCCCAGTCTTTACCCCATAGCGGCGAATGGTAAATTCTGTTTAGTTCCTTTGTTGTCAGAAGCTCCCTGTTCTTTTTCTTTATCTTGCGGAACGACAAGTCCGCAGACGGAACTTCCGAAATAAGTTTCTTTTCCTTTGCGGATTTCAGGATTATATTCAGGACAGACTGCGCATTGTTGCTTGTCTTTGCAGACCAGTTTTCGTTCAGCCAGACAATCCATTTTTTCACTGTGTCCGTTGTTATTTTCCTTAGCGGCATATCCCCGAAGTAGGGAACAATCTGCATCTCAAGCAGCCTCTTGTATGATGACAGTGTGGACGGCGCAAGCTCGTTTCCATTCGTCTTTTTCCATTTGTTGTACGGCGAATTTTCGTCAAAAAATCCGCTTGAGAATGTGCTGAACAGAAGCTGCCTGCTTGAGCTGAATTTTCCCTCGTTATAGAGCCTTTGGCATATCCTTTTTGCCTGTGATATTTTGTCTGTTCCAGTTGAGTATGCCGCGGATCTTCTTCCGTCCTCGTCCCTGAACTGGTAGTAATAGATTTGCCGTCCGCTTGGAAGTTTTCTTAGAAAGATTGTGTATGGTTCTGTGATTCTCACGGCCGCCCCTTGGAAGGCTTTTGCTATCAAACTGCTATCACGGGCAGTGATTCCGCTTTGTAACTCTTTATATTATAATGAAATAAATAGAGCGGCAGAAGGGAGTCGAACCACAAGCCGGAAGCCTTAGTTTTCCAGTGTCAAGCCTTAAATTTTTGCTTTATAATAAAATAGATAATTGTTTTAATCAAGTTGTTTATCAGTGAT